CTTTTTTACATAGGATCGCACTATTGGATTCTTGGTTTTATCCAAACTACAAAGAGGATTAGACATGTCGGATGAAAGCGCGACCACCGGGTTGGAAGAACCCGTGCAGGACGGTACGAAAGTGGAAGTGGACTTCGGGCCGAACGCCATTCTGGTGCTGACGGTTCCAGCTGCAATGACGATCGAACAAATCCAACGCATGAGGTCAGCCATGCTTGAGATAGTGGAGAAGCCAGGGCCACAGGTAGTTGTGCTAGCGAACGGCACGACGTGCCAGATACTTCACCGACCCGTGCCAGCTATATCGGAAGGTATTGGTTTGTACGATGCCGAAACGACCGGCTTCATGACTCCCTTTGTCATGAACAATGGATTTTGGTATTTCTACGATTTCGAAGGTGTCCTTAGCGGCGCATATGTCACCCGCGAATTAGCGACGCTTGCCATCGGCGCCCGAGCACCGTCATAACTAGCCATGACTACTAAATCGACACCCAACTTACCCACCGTTGCAGAGATTCAAAACATGAGCCATCGCGACGCACTACCCAAGACTGCTGAGCATTTGCGTATGGAAGCGTTCTATACATCACTGCTGGCCAAGCAGGGCACCACTGTCGGCTGGGGCTTCGATAAGAACAGTCAATATCTGTCGTCATATGCACGCGACGCCTGGGCAGCTTGGCAAGAAGCTCAGTCCATGGGCATGCGCTACGAAGGACGCACCAAATTGACGCCTGACAGCGAATGGGGCTTGTGGCAAACCGTCAATCGCCATGTGTACAACATGTGGAAATCGGGCAAAGAGCCGTTGGCCCAGGTGCGCATCGTCCATGTCAGTGTCGACGGCTTGACTGTTATCGTTGAACCTTTTGAACAGGCGCACGTTGATGTTATGGACGTGGCTAAAGCCATGATCGATGTCGTACACGATGACAAGATCAAGCATCTGCGCAACCTGGTATCGCGATCGATCAACGTACTGCAGGCTGTCAATATCGCTTTACAAGAAGACGATCACGACGAAGCCAAGCGATTAGTCGCCGAAGCGCTCAGCGAGGACCACTGATCATGCGTGCCTTTTTGATGCTGGTCTATTGCACTGTGAGCAACCCGGTGTGCGAAGTGCATTGGGCGCATGGTATCTATCCAACGGTTGAGGCATGCGTCGATGCCGCGCCTACCTGGCTCGACAACATGGCGCAATTTGACAAGCGCAAGCCAACTGGGGCATTTTGTGAATTAGCTGTTAGGGCTCCTAAGCCCTATACCATCGCAAAGGACCAGGTGCAGTGAGAGGCGCGAAACCCAAGCCTACGATGTTGAAGGTCATAGCCGGGAACCCCGGTCATCGGCCGTTGAACAAGAAAGAACCGCAGGTCCGCAACGCCTTGAAGGATGCGCCCAGCTGGTTCGATGGCGAGCACAAGCGGGTTTGGGATTATGCGATCAAAGAGGCACCGGCCGGCTTGCTGCGCTCGCTCGATGAATCGGCTTTGTCGGCCTGGGTTTGCGCATACGTGCTGCATCGACGCGCTGTCGAAGAGCTTCGCTGCAGCACGCTGCTGACCGAATCCATCATGGGCAGCGTCGTAGCGACACCCCTTGTGGCTATCCAAGTTCGTTCAGCGCAGTTGATGCTGAAAGCGGCCGAACAGCTCGGCTTTACGCCAAGCAGTCGCAGCCGTGTGACCGTAGACCCAGGCGACGACAGTGACGACGAAAAAACGGGCAACCCGTTCGGCCACTTCGCCAACAAGGGTCGCTGAAAAGAAACCCCGCAAGCCGAGAAAGCCGCCGCCGATCACGCCGGACGAACCGCTGTCTGGCGTTGAGCGTGCGCAGCGCTACATGGCCAAGGTGGCCGATGGCAGTATCTTGGCCTGCGAATGGGTCAAGCTGGCTGTAGCGCGCCAGGCACGCGACCTGACACACGAGGGGCAGCCTGATTGGCCATGGCACTTCGACATCGACCACGCAAACGCGGTGGTGGCTTTCATGGAAGCCATGCCGCAGGTCAAAGGTTCGAAGTTCGCGGGCAAAATGCTGATCTTGTCGGACTGGCAATGCTTCATCATAACGACCATCTTTGGCTGGCTGGATAAATACCAGAAGCGCCGCTTTCGCACGGTCTACATCGAAGTGCCGCGTAAAAACGGCAAGTCAACGATGACAGCACCAGTGGGTTTGTTCTGCCTGGCGGCCGATGGCGAACTAGGCGCAGAAGTCTATTCGGCCGCCACAACTCGCGAACAAGCCAAGATCATCTGGAATGATGCACAGCAGATGGTCACGCATTGCCCTGATCTTCGACGTTACCTTGGCGTCGGCTCGTCAGCGCATACGATCTACAAGCGCAATAACAACAGTGTGTTTAAGCCATTGTCGCGCGATCGCCAAGGCAATCTAGACGGTCTCAACGTGCATTGCGGTCTGATCGACGAACTGCATGGCCACAAAGATCGCGGTATTTGGGACGTCTTAGAAACAGCAACAGGCGCACGTGAGCAATCACTTTTGTGGGCAATCACCACAGCGGGTAGCAATCGCGCGGGCATTTGCTACGAACAGCGCAATTACGTCACCAAACTGCTGCAGCAAATATTCGACGACGAAACCTATTTCGGAATTATCTATACCTTAGATAAAGAAGATATCAAGAAGAAGGATTACTTCCGACCTGAGATATGGCAGAAAGCTAATCCTAATTACGGTATATCGGTAGAACCGGATGATTTAGCGCGCAAGGCGCACAAGGCTCAGCAAACACCCAGCGCATTAGCCAACTTTCTGACCAAGCATCTGAACGTCTGGGTTAATGCGGATGCACCTTGGATGTCCATGGCTGCTTGGGATCAATGCGCAGACACAGAACTTTCATTGGATAATTTCAAAGGACAGGACTGCGTGCTGGTGGGCGACTTGGCCACCAAGACGGATATGCTACCGATCGTCAAGCTGTTTAAACGCTCGGTGACGGCTTACAACAGTCGCGGTGCATTGGAGACAACCGATCACTACTACGTTTTTGCGGATTACTATTTGCCTAAAGCCGCGATCGAAGACGGCCGAAACAGCCAATATGGCGGTTGGGCGGAAAGAGCGCTGCTTACCGTGACACCAGGCGAGGTAACGGATTTCGCCACCGTTGAAGAGCACGTAAAGCGCGACGCCGGGGTTTTTAAGATCACACACGCGGGTTTTGACCCGTGGCAAGCAAGCTATTTGATGCAACGGTTGGAAGTTGCAAAGCTACCGGTGTTTGAGTATCGTCAAACTATTCAAAACATGAGCCTTCCAATGAAAGAGTTGGAGGGTTTAGTTTTACAGAGGCGGATACATCACAATGGCGATCCAATACTTGCATGGATGATAAGTAACGTGGTTTGCCACACGGACGTCAAAGAGAATGTGTATCCAAGGAAGGAAAAGCCCGAAAACAAAATCGATGGCGCAGTTGCGTTAATCATGGCAGTAGGTATATCACTCGCCCCCGGAGACGCGCCCAAACAGTATCAGGCCATCTTTCTGTAGGGGTTACCGTCATGTCGATGCAATTGAATTCCACTGGCCGCGCGCACGCAGCCAGTCTTATATCCCAGGGCGCGTACGACGCGACATCCGATTGGTCCTTTACTGCAGACGACGGCAATGCGCTCTTGGGCGATGCCGGCGATGACTGGACCAACTATGCCAGGTGGTTTCTTGGCGAAGATACGAGTGCGGATTCTCAGACAAAAGATCGCTACGGCTATCCTTTCGGTAAAGGCGGCAAGGTCTATCGCAGCGCTTTAACGGCTATCCGACAGCGCGCGGGGCAACAGGACCTGCAGAGCATCTATGACGCCGCAGGCGCGTTGATCGACAGCATCGATGCCAAGGTCGCCAACAAGTCAGCCGGTCCCATGAAACGGGCCTACGCTGTTTTCGAAATCAAGGCAGTAAGTACCGACCCCAACGGCGATCGTATCTTCGAAGGCATTGCTACCACGCCTGAAACCGATCGCATGGGCGATATCGTGGTGCCTGAGGGCGCGAAGTTCAAATTGCCTATCCCGCTATTGTGGCAACACGACAGCTGCCAGCCTATCGGTTGGGTTACGGATGCAACGGTTACCGCCAAGGGCATCGCGGTCACATGCAAAATTGCAGCGATCGCCGCTGCCGGCCAGCTCAAGGATATGGTCGATTTCGCCTGGGACGCGATCAGCAACAAGCTGGTGCGCGGCTTGTCCATCGGGTTCAACCCTATCGAGTCCGCGCAGATCGACGGCACGTGGGGTTACAAATTCAACGTGTGGGAATGGCTCGAACTATCCGCTGTGACCATTCCTGCAAATGCCAGTTCAACGATTCAAACCGTCAAAGCTTTCGACCGCTATCACGCCGCGTCAGGCAAAACGAATGTGGTCGTACGTAGCACACCCTCGCCCGGCGCTTCGGGCACCAAGACGACAATCACACCGAAGCCCCCGGAGGGCAGTGCAATGAACATCAAAGATCAAATCAAGAGTTTCGAAGCAACGCGCCAAGCGAAGGCTGCGCGCATGGTCGAAATCATGGAAAAGGCCAGCAAGGAAGGTCTGACCCTGAATGCGGAAGAGCAAGTCGAATACGATGGTCTCGAAGGCGAAGTAAAGGCCATCGACCAGCATTTGGTGCGCTTGACCAATCTGGAAAAGGCCAATCTCACCACGCTGCAGCAAGTACCAGGTGCCGAAGGTGGCAGCGCTGGTGCCGCGAATGCACGTACACCGCTCGCCGCAACGCCGGCTGTCGTGCGTGCCGAAGTCGAGACCAAAGACGGTCTGGCACTCGCACAGGTGGTTCGCTTCCTGGGTCTGGCCAAGGGCGCACACTACGAAGCCCTGCAGATGGCCATCGGCCATGCCGAATCGGGTAAGCGGATCGATAAGCGCGTTATTCCTGTGCTCAAGGCGGCTGTCGCAGCGGGTAACACGAGTAACTCGACCTGGGCTGGCGCACTGGTGGGCGAAGAGTCGAGCGTGTATGCCGACTTCGTCGAGTTTCTGCGCCCTCTGACCATTCTGGGCAAGTTCGGCCAGGGCGGTATTCCGGGCCTGCGTCGTGTCCCATTCCGTGTGGCCTTGATTGGCCAGACCAGCGGCGGTGCCGGCTTCTGGGTCGGTGAAGGTCAGTCCAAGCCGCTGACGAAGTTCGACTTCAACCGCACCACGCTGGACCCGTTGAAGGTCGCCAACATCGCTGTGCTGACGCAAGAAGTCATTCGCGACAGCTCGCCGTCTGCCGATGTGTTGGTGCGCGATGCGCTGCTGGCTGCCCTGCAAGAGCGTATGGACGTCGACTTTGTCGACCCGAACAAGACCGCTTCGGCAGGCATCTCGCCGGCATCGATCACCAACGGCGTCGCGCCTATCACGAGCTCGGGCAACACGGCCGACAACGTGCGTACCGATATCAAGCGTCTATTCCAGCAGTTCATCGCTGCGAACAACGCACCGACGTCGGGTGTGTGGCTGATGGATAACGTGATTGCCCTGGCGTTGTCGCTGATGCTGAACCCGCTGGGTCAGCCCGAGTTCCCCGGTATCACCATGAACGGCGGTATCTTCCAAGGTCTGCCTGTGATTACCAGCCAGTACGTGCCTACCACGTCGGCTGGCCACATCGTGGCACTGATCAACGCCAGCGATATCTACTACGGCGATGACGGCGGTTTCGACCTGGCGATGTCCACCGAAGCGTCGTTGCAGATGGACGGCGCGCCGACCGCCAACAGCACCACGCCAACGCCGGCACAGCTGGTGAGCATGTTCCAGACCAACAGCGTCGCTTTCCGCTGCGAGCGTACCCTTAACTGGGCACGCCGCCGCACGTCGGCTGTTGCTCTGCTTGAAGGCGTCAACTGGGGCGGCTAATTCGTAGCGCCCTATCGAGCTGCGCAGTGCATTTTTGTGCTGCGCAGCTTTTCTATAGGAGTCATCATGAAAGTTCCGTTTCGCTATACCACGGGCCAGCATGCGCGCAATACCGTCGTCATGGACTACGCGTTTGCCAACATTCTGCAGCGACTCGGTCATGGTGAGATTGTCGAAGACCCTGCAGCAAAAAGCGTAGAAACGAAACCAGTCGCAACCGCTGCTGTTGCACCCGTGCAAGCGCCAGCGCCGCAAACGCCTGTCGTCGATAGTCACACAGGCGAGGCCAACAAGCTCCCTGTGTCTACCTCGTCGCCTGGTTCGCGATCGAACAGCAGAAACAACCACGGGTCGGGTAATGGATCAGGCAACAACGGTCGTCGTAGATAACCAGCAAAGGCCAACATCATGCGATTTTCTCTTAGCCTGTCTACGAACAAGGTCATCAAGACTAAGGCTGAAAAGTCGCTGCAGGGTGTTCCTGGGTCGAGCTGGTGGGGCATCATTCGAGAAGCTTTCCCAGGCGCTTGGCAGCGCAACATCGAAATTAAGCACGACACCGTGTTGGCCAATACCAGTGTATTCGCTTGCATTACGACCATTGCGTCAGACATCGCAAAGCTAAATTGGAAGCTAACCAAGCGCAATGCACAGGGTTTTTGGGAACCTTACGCCAATGCGGCATACACCCCTGTACTGACCAAACCTAACCGGTTTCAGAATCGCATCCAGTTTTTAGAGCAATGGATGATAAGCAAGCTGTCGCGCGGCAATACCTACGTATTGAAAGAGCGCGACAACCGCAATGTAGTCGTCGCGCAGTACATTCTCGATCCCACGCGCGTGTTTCCTATGGTTGCCGATGACGGTAGCGTTTTCTATCAGCTGTCGACTGACAATCTGGCAGGCATCGGTACACAGACTGTGCTAGTGCCGGCGAGCGAAATCATTCACGACAGATGGAACTGTTTGTTTCACCCGCTTATGGGTCTTTCGCCGATCTTCGCGTGTGGTCTACCCGCGATTCAGGCGTTGAACATCCTAAAGAACTACACACGCTTTTTTGATAATGCCGCTATCCCTGGCGGCATTCTTACGGCGCCGGGCAGCATCACGAACGACACGGCGACGCGCCTTAGAGAGGACTGGCGCAAGAATTTCAGTGGCCACAATGTAGGCAACGTTGCTGTTCTTGGCGACGGTCTGAAATTCGAGCAAATGGTGATGACAGCTGTCGACGCGCAAGTGATCGATCAGCTTCGTTATTCAGACGAAAAAGTCTGCAGCGCTTTTCATATGCCTGCTTACAAGATCGGTGTGGGAAGCGCGCCGACCTATAGCAACTACGGCGCTATGCAACAGGACTACTACAACACGTGTCTGCAGATTCATATCGAAAGCATCGAGCTTGCGATGGACGAAGGCTTGTCGCTAAGCGATGACATCGGCATCGAGCTCGATCTTGACGGCTTGCTGCGCATGGACCCACTCAGCACGATGCAGGTTCAAGGTGAGGGCATCAAGAATAGTCTGGTCGCGCCTAATGAAGGTCGCAAAAAACTGGGCTTGAAGCCTGTACCTGGTGGCGATGCGCCTATGGCGCAACAGCAGAACTACAGTCTTGAGGCGCTCGCCAAACGCGATGCAAGCGACAACCCCTTTGTGATCACCACACCAACGCGCGTGCCTGACCCAGCTACTGAAACGACGCCTGCGCTGCCCGCACCGTCATCGCCTGAAACCGACCAGGCTGCAAAAGATATTGCCGACTGGAATAAACGTGCTTTTGAAGCTTTGCTATTGGAATTGACCCATGACGACGCCCACTGAATTTGGCAAGCAGATAGGCACGATTGTCCGTGGCTTGATCGCCAAGGCGATCGATGAAGTCATGGGACAAATTGCAACACTCGCCAACCGTGTCAAGGCGCTTGAAGATCGTCCTATGCCGCAAGACGGCAAGGATGGTGCGCCAGGTAAAGATGGCGAACCGGGCAAAGACGGCGCCGATGCGACCAACGAGCAATTGCATGTCGTTCTGGCTAACTCGAATGATTTGCTGCAGGCAGCGGTAGCAAGTCATCTCAACGCTAACCCTATACCTGCTGGCCCACCAGGCAACGACGGTGTCGATGGCACGTCGCCTTCGCCCGAAGATGTCAGCCACATACTTGTGGCTGATGCTGCTTTCAAGAGTCTGGTAGGCGAGCACATACAAACGTTCATCACGAGCAACCCGCCAGCGGCAGGCAAAGACGGTGCACCAGGTCAAGATGGCGTATCGCCTGACCCTGTCGATATAGGCGATGCTCTGATGGGTCACGAGGGCTTTAAACAGCTACTCGTCGAGAACGTTCAAAACTATTTCGAAGAGAACCCGCCAGCCCCTGGCCAGGACGGTCAGCGCGGCGAAGACGGCGCACCGGGTGCACCTGGTCAAGACGCCCCCGCGCCGACCGCTGACGTCGTTCTAGAGGCATTGCGGGCTGACCCCGATATGTTGGCAGGCGCGATCGCCAGGCATATGGCCGATAACCCGGTACCAGCCGGTCAGGACGGCGCGCCTGGCCAGGACGGCGCTGATGCGCCACCACCTACTGCCGACACGGTCGCGGCGGCCCTGGCGGCGCAGCCAGCCCTATTGGCGTCTGCTGTGAGCGCCTGGTTGAGCGAGCACCCACCGGCACCCGGTAAGGACGCTGACCCTGAGGTTGTGCGGCAGATCACCAAAGAATTTATGGACGCCAACCCTGCGCCAGCCGGCCGCAACGGCGAGCCAGGCAGAGATGGCAAGGACGGCACGAGCGTCACACTCGACGATGTGGCTATCCAATTGGCCAGCATGCATGCCCAATGGGCACTCGACTTTGAACGTCGTGCCATGGACGTCCTGCATCGCACGCTTGATAAGTTTGTGCAGCCTGCCAATGGCAAGGACGGTGCAGACGGTCTGGGCTTCGATGACCTCAGTGTCAACTTCGACGGCGAACGCACTATCAAATTCATGTTCGTGCGCGGCGATCAATCGAAAGAGTTTTCATTAAAGCTTAGTCACCCGATTCATCGCGGCATCTTCAAGAAAGATGCCTTGTATGAAGTTGGCGACGCAGTGACCTGGGGCGGTAGCGCGTGGCTCGCCAAAAAGGACACCAACGCACAACCAGGGACCAACACAGACTGGCAGTTGATCGTAAAGCGCGGTCAGGATGGCAAGGACGGCAAGGACAGTGTCGCCAAGGGAGGCCGCTGATATGCGCATGTTTTTGTCGCTCGCACAAGCGAAAGCGCGCTTGAAGCTTGATAGCGGAACAGCCGACGACGCCGATTTGCAGCTTGTGATTCAAGCAGCGACGTCAGCGTTGCTCAACTATCTCAAGAGCCCGACGCTCTACCAAGATAGCCATGGCGACGTACTTGTGGACAGCCATGGCGACGTTGTACCGCAGACACGCAAAGATGGTCCCGGTGTACCGCCTGAGGTCATGCTGTCGACAGCGCTTCTTGTAGGCTTGTGGATGCGCGATCGTGACGGTTTCGAAATCAACAACTGGCAGCAAGGTTATCTGCCGTGGTTTGTGACGGCACCTATCTACATGCTGCGTGACCCGACAATAGGCTAATGGCTACGACCACTTTCTATGCAGGTCGCCTCAAGCATCGCATCAATATTGAGGCGCCTATCGCTGTGCAAGATGCATTGTCCGGCGAAATGGTCATTACAGGTTGGACACCCCGATGGTCGGACGTGCCGGCTGAAATACGTATGCTGTCTGCACGCGAATTTATTGAATCATCGGCACTGCAGAGCACCGTTGCAGGCGTTATCGTGGTGCGCTATCGCGTAGGCGTCACAGCCAAGATGCGCTGCGTGCATGACGACAACCACGGGACAATCACGTATTACCAGATCGCGGGTCATCCTATTCGTGATCCTGATACAGGGCTCGAATGGCTGTCGCTGCCTGTTGAGGCAGGTATCTACGATGGCTGAGTGGCATGTCATAGCCAGTGGGCCAAGCATGTCGCAAGCGGTGGCAGATGGTTTGCGTGGCCAGCACGTCGCAGTAGTGAGCAACTGCTACACACTGGCGCCATGGGGCGATGTTCTTGTCAGTCAGGATATTGCATGGTGGACAGCTCACCCAGACGCGTTTAGGTTCGTCGGCCGCAAGTTTTCGACCAATCGCATTGAAGGTGTTGAACGTTTTGAGCCATCCGCCATGGTCAATGAGCATTTCGGTACAGGTTGTAATAGCGGCCTGCTTGCTTGCATGGTTGCTCAGTGGATGGGCGCAAAGCGCATCTATCTGCACGGCTTCGATTTGCATGGTGATCATTTTTTCGGTTTGCACAAAGCCCCTTTAAAGAACCCTGACGCCAACCGCTTCAAGGGTATGCGCGATGAATTCCGTATGTGGCGCCATACCGGTGTCGACGTCATCAATATGACGCCCGGTAGCGCATTGACGTGCTTTGCGAGTGGGGTGTCATGAGCCGCGCTTACATTGGGCTTCGTGAACAGCCTCACTATCGTCGTGATGCTTTTGCTGTAGGCGTCAAGCGTCTGGGTTTCGAGCCGTGCTTTTCGATGACGCAATCACCCAAGCCGACCGATTTGCTTATCATATGGAACCGTTTTGGCGTTGCAGACGACGCCGCGAAAGCGTTCGAACGTGTAGGCGCTACTGTTCTCGTCGCTGAGAACGGGTACATGGGCAACGACTTCGTGGGTGATCGCTGGTATGCGATAAGTCGTAGTCATCACAATGGTGCTGGCATTTGGAACAATTACGGTGCCGCGCGTTGGGACAATTTAAACGTAGAGCTTTTGCCGTTTCGCGACTATGGCCGTGAGCTCATAGTCTTGCCACAGCGTGGCATTGGTGAACCAGGCGTAGCGATGCCGTTGTCATGGACAGCGAACGCTGCAAGCCACAAAGACGCGCGTGTACGCCGTCACCCCGGTACAAATAAATGCACGCCACTGCAGCATGATTTAGCGAACGCTTACGCTGTGTACACCTGGGGCAGCGGTGCAGCCATCAAGGCGCTCGCTTGGGGCATTCCTGTCTATAGTGATATGCCCAATTGGATTGCAAAAGATGCATCGGCAACTATGGGCGACGTGCCTAATCGTTGCGAGCGCACGCGCTTGCAGATGTTCCGTCGTATGGCGTGGGCGATGTGGCGATTGAATGAAATCGAAAGTGGCTTCGCCTTCGACATTTTACTATGAACATTCTTTTTACAGGTCGTGGTGGCGCTGGGTCTTGGACGATTCGCGGTGAGCAACTGGCGCGTGCCATGGGTAGTAATGCAGTGCCCTTAGGCAATAGCACACCACTTAGCCCGCTGTCACAGCGTGCTATTTCAGATGCCGACATCGTTATAGCCGTCAAAAAAGTGCCGCCGTTGTTGCTGCAGCAATTGCGTCAACAACGCAAGACGTGGGTGTTCGATGTCGTAGACTTTTACCCGCAGCCTGCATGTACTGTGTGGTCACGCAATGAAGCAATCGCTTGGGTCAAAGCACAGATCGCAGCGTTACAACCTACTGCCGTCGTTTGGCCAAACCAGTGCATGATGTCTGACTGTAGCGACGGTCGTCCTGGCTTTGTGCTTTACCACCACCATCGACCAGGGTTACAACCTATTTCAGTCGCACCGACGATGCGTACACTTGCCTACGAAGGCGCTGCAGCTTATTTAGGCAAATGGTCAAATGTTCTACGTGACGTGTGTAAAGCACGCGATATCGTTTTTGAAGTTAACCCACGTAGTCTGTGCATGGCTGACGCTGTCGTTGCTATGCGCGACGAGCCTTATTGCGGCTACGTCCAGAGTCATTGGAAGTCAAACGTAAAATTGGCCAACGCACATGCTATAGGCGCTACCTTTATCGGCCAGCCAGAATGCGGTTACAAAGAAACAGCGGCCGGCGCCGAATTGTGGGTACGAACAAAGGATGACGTGCATGACGCGCTACTTGTAGCCGCATCTGCGCAATTTCGTCAAACCATGCAGGCTAAAGCTGTGACGAAGACATATTCAGTCGATCAGGCTGCCAAGGACTTGCGAGGGTTTTTACATGGATTGTGAAATCGTCATGCCTATGGACTTGCGCCAGCGTCAGCGCGTCATGCTTGCCGCCATGCTCGATAGTGCTGCAGCGGCCGGTGTCACGGTTCATACATCGCCGACTTACACAGGCAGCAGCCCAATCGTCATGACATGGGGACTTGGCCACCCTGTACGACGTCCAGCGATGCTACGGCATATTCGCGACGGCGGGCACGTTGTAGCCTGGGACTTAGGTTATTGGATACGTGACTGCCATTTTCGCTTGAGTATCGATCGCGATCACCCGCCTTGCTTGTTACCTGACATGCCGGCGTTACGTTTCGATCGTTGCTCGATCGCACTGCGCGATGACTACGACGCCAACGGACCTATCATCTTGGTAGGCTTTGGCAAAAAGAGTCGCGAAGCGCTGGGCCTGCGCGGACTCGAATGGGAAGAACAAACCTACTACGCATTGCGTAATGCCTACCCTGATAAGCGCATTGTGTATCGACCAAAGCGCCCCGAAGCTTTCGTGTTTTGTGATCATAGCGAAGGTTCCATCGAAGATGTCTTGCGCGGCGCCAGCCTGGTTGTGTGTCATCACAGCAACGTAGCTATCGACGCTTGCATGGCCGGCATACCTGTAGTGTGCAAGGACGGCGCTGCAGCAGGCTTGTACAACAACAGCATCAAAAACCCCTATAACCCCACTCATGCAGCTCGCTTGGCATTCTTACGGCGACTCGCTTGGTGGCAGTGGAAACCTACAGAGGCCAAGCACGCATGGACCTTTCTACAGCAACAAATCTGCGCCTGAACCTAGGTTGCGGTCGCCACGTGCTTGATGGTTGGTTCAACATCGACATCGCTGCTAACCCAAAAGCACAACGCGCACCCGATATGCTTAGCGACGTGCGTTCAATCGCTTTGCCCAATGGCTGCGCCAGTGAAATCATGGCGATTCATCTGTGGGAACATCTTTACCGTTGGGAATGCGACGACGTCATCAACGAGTGGTTTCGATTGTTGGCCAAAAAAGGTCGACTTGTTCTAGAAATGCCAGACCTATTCAAGTTCTGCGCTAACATCCTTGAAGGCAAGCAGGGTAAGAAAGAGCCAGACCAGTTGGGCATGTGGGGTCTTTACGGCGATCCTACCTTGCGCGACCCCTACATGTGTCATCGCTGGGGCTGGACTTACGACACACTCGCGCCTTTTCTCAGAGCTCATGGGTTTGTGGACATTGAAGAGCAAATACCGGAATGGCATAAGGTCGGCCGCTTCGATCGCGATTTTCGCATTGTGGCCAGAAAGCCATGAGAGTCTATATCGGCCACGACGCACGAGAACAAGCGGCATACGACGTTGCTGTTAAATCGTTAAAGGCGCAAGCGCGCCTAGCTATTGAGCCTATCAAGCTCGATGCTGAGCGTTTAGCCGCTTACGGTCTTTACCATCGCGTGCTCGATCGTCGTGGCGGCCGTGCATATGACCTTGTAAGTAATGCTTATTGCTCAACTGACTTTGCACTGACACGCTTCTTTGTACCTATGCTTGAACAGCGCGGTTGGGCATTGTTCGTTGACTGCGATGTTGTGTTTCTTGACGACGTCGAAAAGCTGTTTGCACATGCCGATCAATCGAAAGCTGTGATGGTGGTTAAGCATAAGCAGCTTGAGAACGACGCTACAAAAATGGATGGCCAGCTGCAACAGCGTTACGCTCGTAAGAACTGGTCGAGTGTTATGCTCTTCAACTGCGATCATCCAGCCAATCAAAGGCTTACTATCCAAGATATCAACGAGCGACCAGGTCGAGACCTGCATCGCTTCTACTGGCTGCATGACTCAGAGATTGGTGAGCTGCCAGCGCGTTGGAATTGGCTTGTCAACGTAACGCCCAAGCCGGATAAGCCAGGCATCGCGCATTTCACGCTTGGCGGCCCCTGGCTGCCTACATGGGATAGCGCGCCACACGACGATCTATGGTTGGAGGCACAGCGATGGCTGCCAATAAGTTCGACTTAAACATCAAAGACGGCGTCATCAACAAGCTTAAGACGCTTGCGCCTAAACTTGAGAAAAAGTACCTTAACAAGGCGCTCCAACAAGGCGCTTTGATCGTACAAAAAGCAGCACAGGATAGAGCACGACAGTTCGATGATCCAAAAACACCAGCCATGGTGTGGAAAGACATCGTTATCCGGACCAACACAAAGTTGGGTCGACAAAATGGGGGCGTTGCACTGAGTGTGGGTGTGCTCGGTGGCGCTTCAAAAGAATACGCAAAAACTAAGAACAATCGTCGTTCACGTAAAGCAGGCAAGACCTACGTTACCCCAGGCAACGTCTACTATTGGCGCTTCTTGGAATTTGGTACGTCCAAGATGAAAGCGCAGCCTTTCATGCGTCCGGCCCTGCAGAACAATGTGGATACCGCATCGAGCGCCATCACGGCGCAGATCAATGAGGGTATTGACGAGATAGTTGGAGGTTAGCGTGTATCCGCCTGTATTCGAAACGCTTAAGAACAACACCGACGTGGTTGCGCTATTGGGCAGCAATCCGTTGCGTGTGTATGTTCCTGGCGAAGCCGATCAGGATACCGTACGACCTTACCTCACTTGGCAGATCGTAAGCGGATTGCCAGAAAATGTTTTGGATAAGGTACCTGATATAGATTCGCATACCGTCCAGATGGATGCTTACGCACGCACGCTCAGCGAGGCACGCGCTGTGGTTAAAGCCGTGCGCAACGCTATCGAGATTTTTGCTTACATCACAGGCTGGCTTGGTGAAAGCAAAGAAGTTGACACGCGCTTGTATCGTGTGTCGTTTCAAGTGGATTGGTTTACTCAACGCAACAGCAACTAGAGGGCTTGACCATGTCAATTAAAACACAGGGTACGCAGATGTACTGCATTGACCCGGCCAACAAGACCATTCTTGTTGTCGGTTGCGTGACGGACATCGACGGTATCGATACGACGCTCGATCAGCTAGAGACTACCTGTCTCGATTCGTTGGCACGCACCTATGTGGGTGGCTTGGCCACACCAGGTAGTGCGACGTTTGGCATCAACTTCGACCCAGCCGACGCGAGCCACGTGCGCATGCATCAGCTGAAAGTTGCAGGCGACGTGCTCAACTGGGCTATCGGCTTTGGCGACGGCATACGCGACAGCAGCGGTAACTTGCCACAGCCTACGGTCGATTCGTCGGGCGCATTCGTGTTGCCGTCGACGCGTTCGTGGATTGCGTTTCAAGGATTCATGAACAGCTACCCGTTCACGTTTGCCATCAATGCGCTTGTCACAAGCAAGGTCGGCATTCAGATCAGCGGTGAGCCCACCGTATTGCCAAAGGCACCGACGCCATAAGCGTCGGTTGTCCTACTCTTTAACTGTATTGTGAGGATGTATGAGACTCGATGAATTGAGGGCACGTGGTGGACTCGTCGATTCGACACTGGTCAAGACACCTGTGGAATGGAAAAAGATAGACGAGGATGGCAAGGAAGACTTGGTTACCTTCGACGTTTTCATTCGTAAGAACAGCTTTGGCCTTATCGACTTAGGCAACCAAGCTGCCCGCGAAAATCGTAGCCGTAGTGCGACGATCATTGCCGGTGGCGTCTTGCTTGGCGAACACGGCGAAGAGGTAATGACTTACGACGACGCCTATGCGCTTGAGCCCTCGCTGTCTGTTGCCTTGTTCAATGCGTTTATGAAGGTCAACAAGCCACGGGACAACACCGCAAAAAACTCACAGCCGCCGACGAGTTCTGGCACGAATTAGTGTTGAACGGCATCGGCGGTAAAACGATCGAAGAAGCAAAGTTTAATTTGACAGTTGATGAAGCCGAAGATTGGGCGAGCTATTTCAACGCTCGTGGTTCATCCAATTTAGGCATTCGAATGGAAGTTGGCTTTGCTTTGCTGGCTTGGCTTCTTGCACGCGGTTTTGGTCTACGCAAGGATGATAGGTCGCTCTACACCATGGACGACTTTACGCAACATGTTCGCAAAAGTGACGACGCTGCGAGCGATGAACAAGATGGTGAAGGCATAGCCTTTAGCGCAGCACTGAAAGCATTTAAGCGTATAGGGACGTCCTGATGGCTAGCTCACGCTCACTAGGTTCATTGACGCTAGACCTGATTGCCAACATTGGCGGCTTTATAGACGGTATGTCTAAAGCTTCCCGCGCTGCGCAAAAAAGTTTGAATGAAATTGAAAAGGATGTCGGCGAGTTCTCTGAGAACATAGCGAAGCTTCTCGAATTTGCCGGCATCACAGTCGGCGTTGATGCACTTATTGATGGCGTCAAAGAAGCCATCGAACAGATGGATCAACTAGGCAAGTCAGCACAGAAAGTAGGTTTGCCTGTTGAACAGTTCAGCGCGCTGGCAGGCGCGGCTAAACTGTCTGACGTCAGCACGGACGACCTGACCACCACGCTAACGCGCCTGTCTGCAACCCTGGGCAAAGCAACTAACGGCTCAAGTGAGCAAGCCAAACTGTTTAAGGCATTGGGCATCAGTATTACGGATGTCAGCGGTAATCTGCGTAGCACACAGGACGTAATGTCAGACTACGCCGACAGGCTTAAAGAGCTGGGCGTTAACAGTACGACGACAGCAGCAGGCATCGAGCTCTTCGGTAAAAACTATCAGAACCTTATTCCTTTTCTTGAAAAGGGTAGTGAGGGTATGAAAGAAGCCGAAGAGGATGCTATCTCCTTAGGTGCTGCGCTTGCCGGCCAAGCGGCCGAAGCAGCCGCGAAGTTCGACGACAACATGAACGAACTGACCTTGGCTACGCAAGGTCTTAAGAACCAGCTTGTACAGGCGTTGCTGCCTACCCTCAACGATTGGACTAACTCACTCGTTGGTATCGCCAAGAATCAGCAAGACGTAGAGAATATCGCTACAGGTCTGGCCGGCGCGTTGCGCGGTCTCGAACTTGTGGCTAATGCTGTAGCGGCAGGTTTTGCGTTCATTCAAGCGACCATCGAAACATTGACCGTCGCTATCGCCAATGGCGTCCAACACTTTAGAGACTACGCAGATATCGCGAGTCTTGCTGTGACTAACCCAGCCGCTGCTTTAAAAGTAGCGCAGGCTGCTGCAGCGTCTAATACCCACAACATCGCAACAGACGCGCAAGCTGCATCAGACACTGTGGCAAAGTCGTGGTCGGATGCCGTCGACAAGATGAATGCCGCGTTTGACCGCATGGGACACAACCTCAATGACCCGTTGACTGCGCCGATCAAGAATGCGACGAAAGGCGTTGTCGATCTTTCGCAAAAGGTCAACGATCTAGCCACGGGTAACGTCAAATCGAGTAAAGCCTTTTCTTCCACTGCTGCACAAATTGCTGCCTTGGGTGGCGCTGCTGTGAAAGCAGGCGAAGACGTCGGGCAAGTGCAGAGCGTTATTTCTGCTGCCATCGCGAAGCTGTCGCAGAATTTCAATGGTCGCGACACGCTTAAAGGTATTCAAGCTGCACTGAACCCCGAAGGTGCAGCTCAAGCCGATAAGATTGCTGCCGCCATGCAACGCCTGGGCGACGCTGTGGCCAAGGTCAATGAATCAACGGACCCAACACAAAAAGCATATTCTGCGTATGCCGATACCGTGCGCCAAATCGATCAGCTCGGTGCTGCAGCTATCAAGGCGGGTGCGAACGTTGTGCAAGTACAAAACCTCGTTGCGCAAGGCGTTAGCAGTGCACAACAGAAGTTGGCCAACGATCTTGCAGCACCAATCAAGGCAACCAAGGATTACGAAGATGCCTTGAATGCACAGCTCGATGCGCAAAAGGACAAGATTGCCTTGCAAGTGCAGTCGATTGGTCTAGGCACGCAAGAAGCTGCCAACCAAGCCGCGATAAACAACGTCATCGCGCAAGGCGCTAAGGCGGTTACCGACTACACAAAGCAAAATAGCGCTTTGCTTGGCGAAGGCGACGTGCAAACGACCAAGCGCCTGGCTGACCTTAAGCAGTATTGGGCCGATGTTCTGCAGACCACTAAGGACGGCCAGGTTGCGGTGGCTGATGCTCAAGCAGATTGGATGAATGGCGTCACGCAAGCGTGGCATAATTTCTTGGCGCAGCAGAACAATGTTGCGAAAATTGCCAACGACCTGACGACAGACTTTTTCAACGGTGCATCTAGTTCGCTGTCTGATTTCATATCGGGTACCAAATCAGCATCCGATGCATTGAAGAGCTTCTTGCAGAGTTTTGAACAGCAGATCGACCAGGCTGTGAGTAAGCAGCTATTGAAGTCACTGTTTAGTATCGGCGACTCGTCGGGCGGCAGTGGTGGCGGCATCTTCGGTGCCATAGGTGATTTTCTAGGTGGTGGCGGTTTCGGTGGTAGCGGTAGTTTTTTCGGCCATGCGAATGGTGGCCTAGCGCCGTCCAATAGCATCAGCCGCGTCAATGAGCGCGGTCCCGAGCTACTTACCGTAGGTGGTAAGGATTACCTCATGATGGGTGGCCAGAACGGCCGCATCACGCCTAACGATCGTATCAGTCGTGCTGGTGTATCGCAGAACAACAATTTCTACTTGGCCGCACCTACCTCACAGAAAACGCAGAATCAAATCGCCAATAAGCTTTCTTATCAACAGCGACTTGCACAGAGGCTGGTCTAATGTTCATCGACGCTGAATTAGACCTTTGCCCCGGCTTCGGCTGGCAAGGTGGTCCATCGTTCAACACACGCGTCATCACGACGCAGGCATGGGTTGAACGTCGTAACGCCAACAACATCGAGTGTCGGCATAGCTACACGTTGCCACTGCAGAACATTCTGGACGACGCTTATTTGCTTCAACTTAAGCAAGTCTTCATGGCATGTCGCGGCCAGCTACACAGCTTCAAAGTTAAGGACTACAGCGATAACGAAGCTGTCGACGAGGTGTTCTTTGAAGGTGACGGCGTAAGTACCGTGTTTCAGCTGGCGAAAATAAGTTCTTTTGGAATAGCTTCGTATACGCGGTTTATTCGCAAGCCCATGCCAGGTGTGGCTATTACCGTCAACAACGTTGCAGCGTCACCTACCATCGATCTAACGACCGGCCTGGTGACGTTTGCCGTGGCACCTGCCATAGGTGCCATCGGTCGCTGGTCTGGTTCGTTTTGGGTGCCTGTGCGTTTCAACAACGACATGCTGAATATCTCGATCGACAACAAGACAGGTGGTGGCGATTTTCTTATCAACGGTAGCGTCGATCTTATTGAGGTGTTCGACGAATGAGCCGCAATATACCCACGCCGATTCGACTCGACCTCAGTAGCAATGCGTCGACGCTAACGCGTGTGTTGCGCATATTGCTTGTCGATGGCACGAGCTACGGCATATGCATGTCCAATCGTGACGTCACGTATGATCATGGCGACGGTGCGGTCACCTACGTTGCCACGAACGGTTTCGACCCTACCACGTTTAGCGCCGACGTCGGCTATAGCGTTGACAACGCCGAAGGCTATGCGTTGATCAGCAACGACATACCGGGTGTTACACAAGCCATGGTAAATGCGGGTGCGCTCGATGGCGCGCAATGGATTTGTTACTATGTTAACTACGTCACGCCCATCACTGGAAGCGCCGTCATTCTCGATGCCGGCGATGTCGGCCAGGTGCGCGTCCAATACGGCATGCTGTGGATACCTGAGCTGCTTTCTTACATCGTTCGCCTGACGCAGAACGTAGGCGATGTTTACTCACGTACATGTCGTGCAGAGTTTGGCACGTATGCAGCACAGCAGCGTGGCTGCGGCATCAATGCTGACGCATTGTGGCAAAACTTCACTGTGACAGCCGTGGGCGCTGAGAACGACCGCACCTTCGACACTGCTGGCTTAGATGACTCTGCACACCCTTTTTATCCTGGCCGCATTCAATGGCTGACAGGCGCCAGCGCCGGCAAGCTCGTTGCTGTTGAATCGTTCGATATCGACAGTAGTGGTGCACAGACCGTATCGATGATGGAAACACTTCCGTACCCAATTGTCGTTGGTGACACGGGTCGTATTCGACCTGATTGCGACAAGACCAAGACCAACTGCGACGCCTACGATAACTTCCTCAATATGAAAGCCGAGACCCTTATCCCAGTAGGCGACACGGCATCGATTCAAATACCAGGTGCACAGCTATGACACCCGCCGAGCGCCAGGTGCGCATCTTCATTGCCCATGCGCGAAGCCTCAAGGGCGCCAGATGGCGTCATCGCGGGCGCAAGCCCTGGGCGCTCGATTGCGTGGGCTTGCTCGTGCTGTCTGCCAGGGCAGCTGGCTGGCCGTTTGCTGACGAGGCGCATTATGGGCGTGAGCCTTGGGAGGGCCGGCTACGCGCCGCCCTCGTGGACCGTCTGGGTGAGCCTGTGGACAAGCCATGGCAACCAGGTGACGTTGCTTTGGTTCGCTGGCGTCCTGGCGAGCCTACCCATGTGGCCATCATGGGTGACTATCCGTATGGTGGCTTATCACTGATACATTGCGAGAATGTAAATGGGTGCGTCGAGCACGCACTTGACGATCGATTCGTGCAATGCATCGTGGAGGTTTTTAGGCCATGCGCCAAGTTTTCGCCGTAGTCGGTGCAGTTGTTGGCGCTTATATCGGCTCGATGTCCGGTAATACGGCGCAGGGCGCACAGATCGGCTGGGCGATTGGTAGCGCCATCGGCAATGCGGTTGACCCGCTCGTTATCCGCGGTCCGTCGATCGGTGATATTGCGCAACAGACATCGCAAGAGGGTGTACCTCGTCCGATCGTGTTCGCGTTGTCGCAACCGATCAGCGGCAATATTGTGGCGTGCAGCGAACCGAAGATCATCACGCATCGCAACAGTCAGGGTAAAGGCGGTCCTGTTACCACAAGTCAGAGCGTGCTGCGCACCTACGCTGTGGGCATCTGCGAAGGTCCTATCACGGCAGTGATGCGCGTATGGACCAACGGCAAGCTGGTCTATGACGTTCGACCTGGTCATGAGAATGCGAACAACCCGAAGTTTTTGCAGAATGCCAAGATATTTCTTGGCACGTTCGATCAGATGCCTAGCGCTGAGCTAGAAGCGCTGTTCGGTGTAGGCAACGTGCCCGCCATGCGTGGTACAGCATACATCGCATGGCATGACATCGACCTGACGAATCAAGGTGGCGCAGTTCCTCAATACACCTTTCAAGTGCTGCGCTGCGAAGGGACGATCTACACGTCTGAATTGTACGACCAGCAAAACGTTGAATCGTTGTCGTTTGCCATGGTTCCTGGCGACATTACGATTCATACTCAACAGGTCAATTATGAATTGACTGAGGGTATGCGCTTTGCCATGGTGCCTGGTGACATCACGATTCATTCTACGGTTGTGCCGTACTCGCCGCTTGAGTCAGTTAGCTTCACTATGGCACCCGGCGACATTACGATCCATACCATTGTAAAGAATTACACCGATCCGCCAGAACAACTGACGTTTGGCATGACGCCTGGTGATATCACTATCAACACCATCGTCATTCCTTATTCCGATACAGAAGCGCTTACCTTCGGTATGACGCCAGGTAACATCACGATAACCACGCACTAGGAAATATCGCCATGACCCGCCATCGCGAATCAATCAAAAAGCAATTCGGTCCACCGCACATCAAGCTTGGGCTGCGTGGTATTTTTCTTTTGCAGGTCAAGCACGCTGATGGCACGCGAGATTTCTACAAGACCAAAAACCTTGTGGTCAATCAAGGTCTCGATGCCATTGGTAGTGGACCGCCATCGAATGTCAACGGCAACTGCATTGCAGGTATTGCGGTCGGCACGAGCAATACCGCGCCAGCTGCAGGCAATACGACGCTAGGCGCCGGCATCGGCTTTACTACCAATCTCACGTCGAGCACGCTGACGTTTCCAAGCACAGTCGCGCCTTACGTCGTACAGAACAATTATGTATTCACTTTTTCTGTAGGCGGCGCTGTCGGCAACATTGCAGAAATTGGTGCGCTACTGGCTAGTGAAAATGCGACAGGTCGTGTCTTTAGCCGTGCGCTTATTCAAGTGGGCGGCTCGCCAGGTACGATAACGCTGTTGTCGACCGATCAGCTGATTGTTACGTATCAGCTGCAAACCATCATGACTGCCGATATCACTGGCACATTGAACGTCATCACAGATGGCGCGTCAGTAGCCGTTAACTATACGATTCGCCCCATCGGCATGGCGTCGGGCTCGGCGTCGCCATTCTCAAACCAACGACCAAAGATAGCTGTCAACACAGGTGGCTCGTTTCCTGGGTGGTTTTCGGGCATAAGCAATGCATCGTCATTTGCCGCCGTCACATCGCAACCCAACGTAAGCGGCTCTGCTACGTGGCAGCCGGCTGGTACTGCTGTTCTCGGTTCTTACACGGCCGGTACACATCAGATTGTAGCCACGCACACGCTCACAACCGGCCACCCTGTCAATTTTCAATATGCAACGTTTGCTTTTACGTGGTTTTCATTCCAATTGCTGCTTGCGTCAGCGCAAACCTATTTGACCACGCAAACGTATAGTTGGCCGATCACGATCAGCTGGGCAGCTGTATGATTCCGAATAACGTCCTATCGCCTGTAGCAGTACCTACATCGTTCCTGTCGCCACGGGACGCTGCGCCGCAGGCGCTCGTCGACTATGACAATGGACCTGTGGCTATCTCTGATACAACAGCGGGACTCTTCGCTAAGCAGTGGCGTGGTCGCTACGTCAATAACGCCGACATTGTCTATGACGCACCTGGCGTGGCACCTGTGGTCGTTTACAGCACACCGGGTGTAACCGAACTTTCCATTACATTCGATCAGAATGGGCGCCCATCGTTTTCATTCGTTGATGCTACAGGCGCACACCTTTACTGGTGGGACACTGTAGCCGGTGAGTTCAGCATTCTTGATTTACCTGCTGGGTGCACAACACCTAAAGTCGCGTTGGACGACAAACGTCAGTTCAACTTGGGTAACAGCGATATCCTATTGTCGTATATCAATAGTGGCAATTTGTGTATGCGCCAGCAACGCGAGCGATTCGCGACTGAGCACGTACTCAAAACCGACGTAGGCGGCCATCTGTTACGTGTTGGTTTTTCAGTGGGCTATCGATTTCAATGGGAAGTGAGCAACTGACATGACAGCTTCGATCGACTTGCCTGGTTCTGGTGGTGGCAGCTTCGGCGGTAATGCCACGACAGCCATTGATGGCTACTGCACCTATAGTGTGCAGAGCATCATTATGGAACTGGCGCAGCGTGCGGGCATGGACCCACGTACGATCGATGCATCACAGCTACACTCATTGCAGTGCCGTGGCTTTACTGTCATCAATCAATACCCGTGCACCGGGTCGCTGCAGTCGCTGGCGCAAATCTTCATGTTCGACCCATCGAATTATGATGGCATCGTGCACTTTGTTGCGCGAGGTGCAGACGTCGTTGCTACTGTCACTCAGGACGACTTTATTCTTGTCGAGCAAAGCACGGGTGTTGACGACCCCATGCAAGAGCAGACCAGTCGTGGCGACACCGTATCTATACCTGAGACATTGAATCTCAATTATTTCGACGTTGACGGCGGTCTGGCCACATCGCTGCAGATCAGCCAGCGTATCGGCGACCCGCGTGCTACTGGTAGCCAGGACTTGCAGACGGCCGTTATTCTTAATGCTGACGAAGCGAAACGCGTAGTGACGATCAATCACCAAGTGATGGTCGAAAACTCGAAAGCACAATTCAACTTCTCGCTTTCTGATACATGGCTGCAGTTGGTTTGTGGCGACAACATTTTCTTGCCATATAACGGCAAGGTGTGGCGCTTGCGCATTACGCAGGTCGACACTAACGACGGCTCTCAAGACTACCAGCTGTTGCCAGATCGCCAGTCGGCCTATGTGAGCAACGTACAAGGATACCCAACGTACGTTCCGACGCCACCGCCATCGGCTATTGTAGGTTTGACTACGATCGAACCTATCGATATTCATATCATCAATGACATCGACGACAGCCTGGGTTGTTATTTGGCTTTGGGCCGTTCTGTCGATAGTTGGCAAGGTGCACTTATCGAAGTGTCGCTTGATGGCGGTTTGTCGTACTTCTCAAGCTTCAACGTCACGACGCCGGCCGTATGCGGCACATTGGCATCGAGCTTGGGCACGCATCCGCTTGAGTACCCCGATGACATCAATACCTGCATGGTCGACTTGCTCAACCCTAACGACGGTTTAGAAGCAGCCAGCCAGACACAAATGCAGAACGGCACCAACCTGGCCATCATTGGTAATGAGGTCCTGCAGTTCGGCGACGCTACAGAAACTAGCACACCGGGTACATGGCATTTGGGCTATTGGTTCCGTGGCCGTAAAGGAACAGCGCCTACAACGCACGCGATCGGTGAGCGCTTCGTGTTGCTCGATCGCAGCGATTTGACCTATCTGCCGATGCAGCTTTCTTATCTTGGCCGCACGCTGACAATACGCGCTACCTCGTTGAATGGTTTGGATACAGACGTCACGACGACGTCGTTTACCTACACGGGTCAAGCGCAAGTAGAGTATCCAGTAGCTTACTTGTCCGCTCGACGCGATGGCACGACCGGGGTCCTTACCTGGCAAGGTGTGGGTAAGCTAGGTGCCGGTGCCAGCATTGCGATGGGCCTATACTTCGCTGGCTACCAGGTCACACTGACAGATGGCACGACTACCCAGGTTGTAACTGTGGCCACACAAAGCTACATGGCTGATCTATCGACCTTCGTCGGGCCCGTGACAGCTACTGTCGCAGCCCTCAACAGCTTGACTGGTGCCGGTCCTGGCACAGGGGTAACGTTCTGATGGCACGCATTCTATGCTGCTGGGAAATAGGGGACGGCCACGGCCACGTGCGCAATCTCATGGCCGTGGCTGAGCTTCTACGCGAAGCAGGACATACGGCGATATTCGCGCTTTCTGCCAGCCAAACGACAGCATCACACTTGGTGCAACAGCATGGCTGGGCAGTCGAGCACTTTGTACTGCCACACTATCCAAGCTTGAATCAATACCTGCAACCCATGCAGGTTTATCGCGCCAACAGCTTTTTGGATGTACTTGGTCTGCATGCTTTCGATGATTCGCAACGACTGCAGCCGCTGGCGCAGCGTCTTGCCGATATCATTTTCGAGCGCACCATCGATGTCGTTGTAGCCGAGACCGCCCCTGTGGCCATGCTGGCGGCTAAGCTGGCCAATCGTCCTTGCATCGGTATAGGTACGAGCTTCGGCTTGCCTGAGATGCGCGAAGGCTTCGCCCCTTACGCACAGTTCGACCATTGGCCTAATACGCCTTTGTTCACAGATGCCAAGTTGCTTGCAACCATTCATGCCTTAAGCGATCGCCGTTTCACAAGCACAGCTGAGGCGCTGCAACCGACGAGATTAATCCCTTTCTGTTACCCGGCGCTCGATCATTACGGTATACATCGCAGCTTGACCCATCGTGGCGTAGGACCTATCTGGTCGATGCCTTGGCAAGAACCTGTGCACGATTTGCGTGGCTTTGCCTATCTGCAGCAAGCGTACCCTGCCGTTAATGATTTGGTGTCAGCCATTCGTCTGAGTGGCATACCGTTCAAGGTTTACGTGCGCAACGGTAGCTACAAGAGCACCGGAAATATGCAGGTCATCACGGATTTCGACCTTAGCGAGCAACTGCAGCAAGCGTCATTCGTCCTGCATCATGGTAGCGCTGGCATGGCGCAAGCTGCCTTGTCCGCTGGCATACCGCAAATGTGCATGCCTTATCATGTCGAGAACATCACGAATGCCTATTTGCTGCAGCAGCTCGGCGTAAGCAAAGCGATAGGTCATCAGCAGCAACGCGACTTCATGCAATTTATGCTCGAAGACGATGACAACCGTTTGAATGCAGCACAAGTTGTGGCTAAACAGCTAGCCCAGCATGCCAACGAGTTTCGCGGCGCGCATGTCGCTGCCGCTGCCATTGACGATCTACTTTAGGCCATCGCCATGTCGAACACACCGATCAACAATATCCCCTACGTACCACAAAACACGCTTGACCCAGCGGCCGGTCTTAACCTGGCACTCAACGTCATAGATGCGTTGCTCAACACGCGCGTCATCAATATGACCACCACGGCACCGCCAGGTTCACCGAGCAATGGCGATATGTATGTGGTGCCCACAGGTGCAACCGGCGTGTGGTTAACGCATGTGGGTGCTGTTGCGCAGTGGGTTTCTGACGGTTCGTTCTGGCAATACTTTGCGGGCGGTGTGCAAGCTTTCCTTGTCTTCAATAAAGCGGATAGCAACCTTTACAAATGGGATATCACCAGTAGCGATTGGGTGCTCGCTGCCGGCATCGGCGAAGCGCCGAACGATGGCAGACTCTATGGTCGAAAGTCATTAACCTGGGTAGAAATGCCAGATATTACCCACAGTGTTGTAAGCGTAAATGGCGCAACACCAGATTCAAGCGGTGACATCCAGCTTGCTGCAGCTTCTATTCCGTTTGTTGCTGATTCGCATAGTGGCTTGACGTCAATTAATGTCGAAGACGCTTTGAATGAATTAGGCGGCAGACCATCTGGCAGCAGTAGCCATATAGTTGTTGGTGCTTACGCTTCTGCGCCAAGTACACCAGCAAGCGACGGCGACATGTATCAATGCACTGATTGCCCGCTAACGATGCTCGGCTTATCTGGTGCATGGGTCTATTTTCATAAAGGTCAAAAGATCGGCTTACCTTCGCAACTTACAACATGGATGAATCAAGGAACGTCTGTATTGACTAGCTTTGGACCTTTCAGGTCCATAACACCACAACCATTTGCTACCGCCAACGTGCGCGGTTATGAAAAAGCGCTTCCTGCTTCTAGCAACTATACGGTGACAATACGACTACGCATGGTAGGACCGAATACAAGTTTTGCAAACTGTGGCATTTACCTGCGTAATGCAACTAATGGCCTTATGCACGTTATTGCCTTTGTAGGTCGATCAGCTACTGGTTCAATTAACGCTTTGGAACAAACAATAGGCGTTGGTAAGTACTCGAACGTTACTACGTATAATTCTGACTACCTTGCACCAGTAAATTGGGAGCGACCGGACGAACTGTGGTTTCGATTTAAAGACGACGGCGCAAATCGTATTTCTTATATTTCTGCAGATGGCTACACGTGGTTGCAGCTTCATACGGTAGGTCGTACCGATTTCGTCACGCCTGACACTGTCGGTTTTTATGCCGATCCTGAAAATGCAACAGCGTCGTCAAACATCATTGTTACTTGTCTTAGCTACGAGGAGAGCACGCCATGATCACGCAACTTGCCTGGGGAAATAAAGTCAGCATCGCATTCGCCAACAAAGCTGTGGCTATCTGTCGCGGCTTTCATTGGTACGACGATGCGCCCAATGACTTTATGTCGTGCATGGCTTTCGAGTCAGACGAGACATTTAAACCCGACGTGCGCAATGGTGCGGGCAGTGGTGCAACAGGGCTCATTCAATTCATGCCGTCGACGGCGATCGATTTGGGTACGACCGTGCAGCAGCTCATGCGCATGTCTGCCGAGGACCAGTTGGATATCGTGCAACAGTACTTCACACCGTATGCACCACGCATCAAAACACTATCGGATATGTATATGGCTATCCTGCTGCCCAGCGCGATCGGTAAGAGCGAATTCAGCGCGCTATTTACCAGCGGGACAGTGGCCTACCGGCAAAATGCGGCATTGGACGCCAACACCGATGGCCAGATCACCAAGGCCGAAGCCGCTGCACGCGTGCTGGCGAAGAAGCAACGCGGCTTGCAGCCGCCGTATGTCTTAGCCGGAGGTTGGCCATGAGTGACCTAACACAAGCCCTGTTCTACGCGCGTACGATGTTTCAACGTGCCTTTCTAGCCCTTGCCGCATCGCTCTATGCGATCTTCACTGCACTGGGTCCTGATCTATCGACCTTCGCACCAGGCTGCGATGCAGCGCATTTGCCACATAGCCTGGTGCTGCCACCCTATTACAAGTGGATAGCGGCGGCTGTCTTCGGGCTCAATGCCGGCTGTCTATGGTGGCGCATCTTCGATCGCACGGCCCGCGTCGCCTGGGCTACTGTGATTAACCTGACGACGGCAGGATTGTGGCTAACTGTGACGGTGGCCAGCGTTTTCATTTACCACGAAGTATGGTCAGAAAACGTTGGAGAAATTATGCTAACCCTGACTGCCCTGTTCGTACTCACACGAACGGACCTTACAGCCATCGATAAGGGGACAGCGTAATGGAGCCATCCACCCAAGCTGACTGGGTCAGCTATGCCACGAAATATGGCGTCCCATCCTTCCTAGCTGTAGCGCTTTATTGGATTGCACCAAAGGTATGGAACTTTTTGTCGGCGCGCTTCGGCATAGCACAACAATCAAATGACTTAGCACAAGCAGGCTTGGGTGGGGTGACTGATGTGGTCACCACGTTGCGTACTCAGATAGCCGATTTAACGATGCAGTTTAAAGACGTCGAGCAAAAGCTTAAGGACATGTCTGCAACAGTAGATAAGGCAATACAGGACAAAGTGCTTGCACAGCAAGATGCAGCCAAGGCACGTTCTGACCTGTATATCTTGGGCCTCTACGCCGAACGTCTTTGTGCGCAGCTCAAAGCGTTGGGTGTTACGCCGGTATCTCAATAACGCGAGGCTTCTATGTCTCTTAAAGTGATTCTGATTATTTGCGCTTGCGCCCTTGTGGCCATCGGTCTGGCTTACTGGATTGGCGGTATGCGCGCATCGAGCGCCAGTGACCTGGCCTGTGTGACAGCACATGCCAATGATGAAGCGAAGGTGCAGCAGGCACAGACCGAGGCTGAACAGAAAGGACGTCAAGCCCAGCACGACGCCGATCTACAACAGCTCAATGATTTAAAGGGAATGATGGCTGCAGCGCAACAGGCTGCCGCGAAGGCCCAGCAAACGGCTGACGAGGCTACCGCAAAGAACAATGCACTCAACAACGATCTAACGAGGCTACAGCATGAAGACGCGAAGGTTGATAAGTGGGCTGGCCATTGCCTGCCTACTAGTTTGCTTGCAAGCCTGCACCCCGGCATCGACGCAAAAGCCTATCCAAGTGCATGCAGCCGACCCGGTGATAGTGACAAAAGTCGAATACCAGCCCATCCCGCCCAGTCTGCTGCCGGCCATTGAAAGCGCCATCGGCTTTCTGAACGTCTGGGCCAACGGCGACATGTATACGGCCCTGGCGCACGACAGCCACTGGCTGGCGACCTGCAAGGCGGCGCTCGATGGCATTCGATCGTTGCCAGCACCGCCAACGCCTGCTGCGCCAGCCACCGCTTCGCCCCCTGGCCGGTAGGGTAGTAGCGCTTAGCTGGGGCTGGCCTACATGAGCCAAATAAGGGGCAAAATGAAAGGGCCGCAATCGCGGCCCTTTCTTATACGCTAAATCGATTCTAGTTCAGTTAACTCGTTCAGACCCTGGCGCTTGTCCTGGCTGCCCAGCCGCCAGATTGATCGGCACACCCATCGTTTCGAGTAGCCTCATGACGCCGGTCCTGGCCGCTGCAGGGTCGCCCAGCACGATGGCTTCAAGCTGGGTAGCGACGTCCTTGCCGGTGCTCAGCAACGAGGTCATCGCGTCCACGTTGACGTTGTGGTGCAGCTGCATGACCTGCATAAGCAGTTTCAAACCTGGCGGCAGACCTGGTGAATCGATGGCCAGCTGCATTTGCTGTCGCGTTTCATCGGCGCGGGACAAGATCAACGACGCCTTAGCCACAGCCTGTAGATAGCTGGGCATACGCTTCTGTGCCTCTTGGAAGGCAGCTATAACGGCATCGATACCATCGGTCATGACGTCGACCGTAGCCGGCACCTTCGAGATATCGGCCCTGTAGTAATAAGCGCCGATACGACTTTCATTGAATTTCTGTTGAGTGAACTGTGCCGTAGCCAACGCTAGTGCAAGTCCATTGGGGTTGTCTTCGTAGCGACCAATCAGAAAAGCTACGGCGCCATCTTCGCGAATCGCGATCGACGCACCAGGCCAGTCGTTATCGACATAAATACTAACCGACTGTGTTGCAGTGTTCATGCTTCTTTCTCCTCGTCAGGTAACGTGAATCGCTCGGTCAACAGACCGTTCTTGACCAGCAACATCAATACATCGAAGTCTTCGTACTGCGCCTTATCACCGTGAACGTAAATAGTGAATCTGACACGCTTAGAATCTTTTGGGCTAAACACATCGTAAAGCACGTGCTCGAAAGTCTCAGCCACGTATTCGGTGGAACTATGCTCTGTAACGACCGGCTCATTGCTTGCTGGGTAGAGCTGGCCGGTTACGCAGTCTTTGCGCGTCGGCAGCTTTTTAGTTGTGCCATGCAGCGGTCCACCTAAGAACAGGTAGCTCTTGAAAGTCATGACAGTACGCACCCCGATATGATTTTGTTCTTGTACAACAGTTGCATCACGTCGGCGTCAGACCAGCGCCATATGCCCCATGTGTACACAATGAAGTTATTGCACCGATAGACGTAGGTTTTCGGCTCGTAGGTGAATTTATGAAACGTATCACGTGGCGATGGAATTGCGTTGATATCATCAACAGCGTCGTTACTCAAACCTAGCCCACGCTCAGGCATGACAATGTTGCGTAGCTCACTAACGTGCCTACCAGTGTCGAGCACAAGCGCTTCACCATGATAGGGGCCGCCAAGCAAGAGATATTTAGTTGTGCTCATTGGCTGCAGCCTCTCTTGCGCTGGCCTCTTCGTAGCATGCATAGCAAGACGACGTCTTAGGCATGTGACCTTTGTACCCTTGTGTAAGCTGTTGCGTATGGCCACAGCTTAAGGTGCATCGGTAGTAGTTGCTGGACCACGCACCTGAGCGGTAGCCACTGACGACCTTGCGTCTAAATTTGCTTGAGTCGTATTTCATACGTGCACCCCTAGTGATGAAACGGAACGTTGTGCTGATCGCCTTTTGCCGTAGCGTACCAATAAGACGACTTACCGCGAATCACGATCGTGCGTTGAACTTTGCCATGCGCTTCGAGATAGCGAAGTGCCATCACTATCGATCGCAGATTGAATTCAACGCCTGGGTAGATCGCTGCAGCAATGTCTTTGGCACGCCATGCCACGCGTTTTTGGTTCAGGACTCTTAGTACCGAGTTACTCAGCAAGCCATCGCTCATAGCTGCTTTACCAAAAGATCGTGATACGTTTTTCCGATGTACTTTGCCTGATCGTCCATGCAAGGGCCTAAGCGATTGATCAGCTGCTTTCGACCCCCTAGAAAGTAACTGAACTTGAACAGCGTCATGTGCTTACCCAGCGCCTTGTGCGTCACATCGATATGGGTATGCGCGCGGTTTGTCCAGATGAACAATTCGACACCACACATATGCAGTAGATAGACCAGGGCAAGCCGACGCTTGACGATGGGTGTCACGCACAGATTGTCTGTCCACCAACTCAAAGCATCTTTCGGGTCCACATGCGCTGGCACACGCATGCGCCTTAGCAGGCAGCCATCAAGATCGATGTAGGCGTAGCCGGTGCTCAGTGCCGACTTGATGAAACGATAGGTCGAAAGCATAGTCACTTGCCCTTGAGTTGTAGTGAGATGGCTGCCTTGGTCCACGCAGCGGCCATGGTTTCAGCATTCGATGCCAGTACCGCACCCTTGTGGTCAGCGTCACCAGGCTGCGTGGCATAGATGCACCAGGCGTTCGTGCCAGCCCACTGATAGGCGTAGGCATGCGGGTAACGCGCCAGCACATAGGACTTGTCAGTGAGGCTCATGGTTAGCCGCCTTGTCTTTGGCTTCGCTATAGCATTTGAAACAGGCCGACGTTTTAGGACGTTTGCCATAGCTACCGTTCGCGATGCCAGTGTGACCACACCATAGCGTGACCTGCCACTCATTACCGCCAGGACGTATTTTATAGCCGTCCATGACTTGGCGTCGAAACTGTGAAAGTTTGTGTTTGATCACGGCTGCGCTACCTGCTGGCCGCACTCGGCTTTGTAGATATGCTTGTAGTCAGGCCAGCCTGTATCAGGGTCGTGCTTATAGGCATCGACCATGCTGCAGTACTGGTTGTGCTCGACCTGGGCGTCTTTGTAGCCCATCTCGCCAACTAGGCCATAAATGGCCAACAGCAGCATCAGCACAAAGCAGCCGTACACCTTACGTTGCATCGTTGTCATGGCTCATACCCCTTGTGAACATCTCAACGGCGCCTATCAAATGACGGTCATGTTCGATAAGGCCGCGCGTTTTAAGCTTGAGGTTGTTACCGCGCGTGCAAGGATTATCACCGAACAGAAATAATAGCTGTAGCTCACGCGCTGGCGAATACAACATACCCAGCGCAGAACGCATGCTCAGTTGCTCGGCTATGAAAGCAGACGAAAAAGGTTTCAGTTTGGCCACGGCGATTACCTCAGATGATCTTGCAACGTCGACCACTGACTTGGTTTTCAACGTCTCTTATGAAATCAATTTTATGTGCGTTGTAATCTTCGAAATTGATTTCTTCGTAAGGGACTTCGCTTACATAGCCACGTGCGATAAGGAAAGCGAGAAATGCATTCTTGTCAACGCTATCGTCAGGAACTTCCCTGAACGAATCAACACACGGTCGACCATTGTTTTGAAACCATTCTTTGCGAGTTTTTGGCGGCAGACATAAAGCATAGACTTTTGCCAACAAACCCATGTCGATGTCTTTTTCGACGCGCACTATTGCAAGCGGCCCATAATTCGAATAACTGCCAGCCGTCAGCAATAGGTATTCACCTTTGCGGTGCGTTAGCGTTGTCGGCTGAACGCCTGTCGTAGCTGTAAGTTCTGTCGACATCACCATATTCCCAGGCCGATACCAGCGACACCGATGATGCAGCCGACGAGAAACGCACCCAGTAGCGTACTGATCACACGTGCGCGTGTTTGGCGTCGCTTCTGCATCTGCAGGCGATCGAGCTTGCTGCGCGCTGCCGCTTCATAGACCGACTGAAAGCTCGATGTCCCGTGCTCTTGCTGGGTACCGCCGTATAGGCTCGTCTCGTAAGGCGAGCGCTTCACTACGCTGCCCGCCTTGAGCTGCCAGTTAGCCGCACACTCACTGCGCTGTGCGGCCTGGCGGCGCCGGGCTTCGGGTCGATCTTCGTCAAGCAACGACAGCGGTGTTTCGAGCTGAGGCTTGCCGAACGTGAATGTGCCATCGGCGTGCAGCATCCCATTCAATGTAAGGCGCTCGTCAGGGTGCAACGACAACGGTTCGTCGAATTTAAAACGACCGTTCTTGTCGTACGTACCTGGGATAGTGGTAATCAGGCTGTCACGCGTACTCATGGTGTCACCTCTAGCGGTCTATGATTTTGACTTCGACGTTGTCTGGCACGAAATGCTTTTCGCGGTAAGCCCACTCTTCGGTGAAAGGCAGCCATTCACCGTGTTTGTAAATCTCAGCTGACATGCGTGGCCATTGCGAATATACGAAGTCACGTTCCGAATCGCCCCGCATTGACAATGACCACCTTTGCTCGCCGGCATGCCACACGCGTATATCACCTTCGCGTGGCATATGTCCTTGCATATATTCGTCAGAGCATGACCAGGTCATTAGCGTTCTGCCTCAGCCCTGGCCAGCGCCAAATACATCTTGGCGTCTTCGATTTCGCGCTTGGCGTTTTTCAACGGCCAGGTCGCCTTGACGGCAATGGCCAGGTCGCAATGAGCGATCGCGCGCATGATGGCAGCACGGTACTGCTGCATAGTCAGTTCGTAGGCTAGATCGCTCATGGCAAGTCCTCTGTGTATTTGCGCAATATAGCGCGGTCTACTTACATTTCGATCAAGAAAAGGGATTTCTTTGCACGGGTCGTGGCCACGTAGCACAGGTTGTGTTCTTGCTGGATTTGCCAAGGCTGCTTGGCCCACTTGGCCGGGCAGCCCGAGCTGTTCAACCAGAACACGCGATCAGCTTCGAGACCCTTGGACTTGTGGATAGTGCTGCAAACGACGGCGTTGGCCTTGTCGGCGAACAGCTTATCGATCACGTCCAGCAAGTTGGCTATGGTGCGGTTGTTCTCTTCTAGACTTTCGATCAGGCAGCACACCGCATCGGCACGATCGTTGACGGCTTCCACTTTGGCGTCAGCCTGCTTGGCAAATGCCTTTTCGGTCTCGCGGTCGCGCCACATCTGCAGACGACTTTCGAGATGGTCGATATCGCGCGCATTTATTTTCTTGATCAGAGCCTTGAGACCCTCACCAATCTCGCGACCCATGACGCGAACGGGGATACGCGCCTTGAGCAGCTTATAGGCCAGGTTAATCACAGGGGCTGTCGTACGGCACACGACCAGGTCATTGGCCATGAAGCTGCTGGGCAACCAGGCGCCGCCAATATCGATCACCTGGCCAGCTGGCGCATTAGGCGCGGCTTCGATGTGCTGAACCCACTGGCGCGCGTACTCGACTACAGAGGTAGGGCAGCGGTATGTGACCGTAAGGGGCATGTCCGTGCAATCAAACTCAGTCTTCAACAGCTGCATGCTGTCGCTGTCGGCCCCACGAAAGCCGTAGATCGCCTGGGCCTCGTCGCCCACAGCAAACAAGCGCGAGGTGGGCTTCATGATCTTACGGACGATGGCGCGTTGAATGGCGTTGGTGTCCTGTGCTTCGTCGACGAACACGTTGTCGAACTTCGGCAGCGTCAGGCCGTCCTTTACAGCCATGTACAGCAGGTCGTCAAAATCGACCATGTCAGAAGCATTCGAGTGTTCAAGCAGCATGCGCGAGATTTCGATACCGCGATTGAAATCGGCCATGTCGCTGTCCAGCTCGATATCGTGATGCAGGCACAGTTCAACCCACGCCAGTTCAGTGTCTACCACCAAGCAGCCTATGCCGGCGTTACGCGCCAGGCCGACCATGCGTTGCGCGAAAGCGGCATACAGCAAAAAGTCTTCGCCTGTGAGCATCTGCATGCAGAGCTTGCGCAGCTTGTCAGAAGTGACTTCTTTCACGCCGACGTGCTGAGTTACCAGGCTGTAGCACAAGCTATGAAACGTGCGGCCGTTGACGCCACGCTGCGAAAGCTCGGTAGCGATGGCCTTGTTGAAGGCCAGATAGATGTGGCTACCCTTGACGCGTGCGCACATCTCGACGCCTGTGGTCGTCTTACCGCTGCCAGCCACGGCGCGCACGATGCGGTTGCCGGTGCCATTCGCGGCATCGTTGAACAATGCCTGTTGATGTGCCGACCACTGGCGCTTGGGCTCAACGTGTGCGCCTGGTTGCTGAGGTATCTGTACCATGATCAAGCCTCTTTGTTGAAAACGATATATAAAGACGAATGGACATCACCGATGCGCGTCAGCGAGAAGCGACCTTTATCGAACAAACTAGCATTGTACTGTTGTGTAATATTTATCGTTTCTAAAATATTTGTTTTCGACGTTGCGATGCACCCGAAGCCTGTGTGCAGATAAATCTTTCCACGATGGCTTTTAAGTGTCGCGCGCAGCTCAGCAACAGTGATGTTCGTTCGCTCGACTGACATGGTTTACCCCTTGATGCACAGGTCATTGGTGATGGCGTCATCGGCGTTGCCCAGCTCGGTAGCCATGTCGTCCAACGTGTCCCACAGCTCACCCATGGTATCGATGCCTTCATTCATGGCTGTGCCCTTATCGCCGTTCTGCAGCGACTCAGGCATGTTTTCGAAAGCCTCTAGCTCTTCGTCCTTAGCGCTTTCGAGACTGTCACGCGCAGCTTCGATCAGAATGCACGCTTCGGCGAGCTTGGCACGCACGAATTTAAGTTGCTTGCGACGATCAGCGTTCATACGAAACCCCTACCCTGTAGTTGATAAAAGTGGCGTCGTTGAACACAACGCCACACCTAGCTATCACTTCTCTACTTTGTTGAGCTTGCGCCACGCCTGCGTGCCCGTCCAACCCTGTCTGACGCTGTCGCCGAAGGTAGCTTTCCAATACACACGACTGCGATCTACACGCGTCACAGTGGCTACCGTCTTGGGCACGCTAGCCGTATTGAGCTCGCGACGTTCACCAGAAAGAATGGGTGCCGGTGCTTCTGCGCGTTCAACCTGCTGCAGCTCTTTACCGTGAAACGTGTTCGTTATCTGCTGCAGTGTCTTTGCGAAGTCACGCCCAGCACTGGCATGATTGCGAGTATTCCACACGCGGCTTTTTACTTCGCGTTCGCGCTCGTAATCGCTGCCTTCGGCCCACGGCTTCGTCGGTGATTCGTTAGGCTTATGCGAGCCCTTTCTAATCGTTTCAGGGACCAGCTCACCCGACTCGTAAAGATTAGCAGTTCTGTCCAGATCAACGCACTGCGCATAGACCGTTGCAACTAACCGATCAGCTACCTCACGATCGTGTTCAATCGGTCGCGCGGTGTGGCCACTGCACACGCCGTTGAACCAGTGATTTTGTACCGTGTAGCCATGCAACGACATGCGACCGTTCTTTACAGCCTGGACACGGCCGCAGCACTGGCAATGTCCGCGAAGTTGGATGTTCTTGGCAGCCATGATCTTGTCCCTTGCGCGGCCCCGTGCCGCGCTCTGTAAACAAGTCTAACGCCATTGGAAGAATGATGTCATCCACTTTTATTTGATAACGTAATTTTTACGCGACGTGCCCCCAGTCCGGGCCGCACTCTTCATCAACCCGGACAGGAATATTGAGCGGTATAGCCGTTTCCAGTGTCCTTTTCATGTAGGCAAAGGCGGTGTCCTTGCCGCCAGGGTCGCTATGGCCCAGCTCGTCATGGACGGTCACGCGGGGTACGCCCACCTCGTCAAAGACCCCTTCGCGCCAGCACTTGAGCATGGCTACCTTCATCATGTCGGCCGCGCTGCCCTGCAGGCGCCGATTCAGGGCTTTGTGGGTATGCGCCCTGGCCACGCTGCCGTATTGGCGTATGGCGGCCTCGTAGGGCAGCGCAATGCCCCCGTGGTCGCGTCCCTGGGGCTGCCACAGGTCGAAGCGGCTACGGCGTCCCATGATGGTTGTGATGATGCCGCTTCGTGCGGCCTCTTGTGATACGGCGTCCATGGTTGTTTTCACATAGGGGAGTGCCTTGTGATAGGCGTCGAATAGCTTCTTGCCTTCGGCTTTGCTGAGTCCCAGCGTGCGCAGCAGCTTGGGGATACCCATGCCATAAATCAATCCGAAGTTGATGTTTTTGGCCGGCTTGCGATCGAGCGTGAACCCGGTCATTTCATGAATCATGTTGATAACGAATTCGTGGTAATCGGTATCAGGGTCCTGATGGTAGCGGCGCTGTGCATCCATCGCGCCTGGTCCTTGCGCAAAATGCACAAGAAAGCGGTACTCGATTTGACTGTAGTCGAATCGACGCCATTGATGATGGCCAGGGTCAGGTATGAACATGCCACGCACGAGCGGTGCCAACTCTTTATCGCGGCTCGGTATGTTCTGCAGGTTAGGTGTGCTCGATGACAAGCGACCGCTGCGCGTACCGTTGTCGTCGCCGCGCAATAAGTGAAACTGGCCATACACCTTGCCATTGACATGGCTGTTCAAGATGTAGCTTTCGACGAAGGTGCCGCGTAGCTTGCTGACGCGACGAATGTCCTTAACGAGCTCGGCTAGCGGATGGTCACAATGCTCTAACCAGGTGCGCGTAAAACTGGGTGATCCTGTGGGCTTTTTCTCGGTCGGCTTCGTGCGAGGGTATTCCACGCCAACGGCGTCAAACATCTTGGCCAGCGACGCAGCGCTATCGACTGACACAGCCATGCCTGCCATGTGATCAAGCTTCTGCTGCTGTTTCTGTTGCATGCCTATGAGGCGGTCGCGCAGCTCTTCGGCTTTGTCCACAGCCACACTGACGCCGGCACGCCGCATGGCGACCATGAGTGGTATAAGCCCGTTCTCGACATTGAGCACATCAAGCAACCCCTGGTTAGCCAGCTCGATATATTGCAGCTTCGCAATGCGCAAAGGTAACGCGGCATCTTGCTCAGCATAGGGGCCAGCCAGGCGTGGCGGGCTGCGCCATATGTTTGCGCGCTGCTTGCCTGTGGCATCACCACCATAGAAGTCGGCAAGCCACTGGTAAAGCATGCTGGTTTGCTTGCCTTCGCCTAGATACTTTTCACCCAGCCAGTCCAGATTGACGACGCCACGCTCATATAGCAATGCTTCGGCAAGCTGCACGTCGACGAGCTCACCCTTGACCTGTACGTTTTCTTCCATCAACCAGCCTACGTCGTAGACCAGATTGGCGCCTACTTTGGGCTGATGGGCGCGGCCGAGCGTGTCGCGTAGCCAAGCAAAGACCTTTTCAGGGTCCATGTTGTATTCGGGCTCAACCGTATGGCGAACAGGGAAGTACCAGGCGCCGTCGTTATCAGCACCGATCGACACACCTACGATATGGCCCTTGCCACGTCCCCAGCCTGGTCCGTGGTCTTCAAGCTCAGGATCATAGGTTTCGGTATCGAGCGACAGCACGCGCGCTGCAGCAAGATTGGGAAACTCACGCGGCGGCTGCCAACCGGTATCGGGTATGGCTGGCATAGGGCGCTGGTAGTTTGCACGCGCTGCCTTGCTCGTTGGCAAGTCTTCCCAAAACAAACCTATCGAGTCGTCGCGCATTACTTTTTGTCGACGTAGAGCGAGCGGTTGTAGTCCCACATGCTCATAGGCGTGTGGTTGTGCGTGTACGGGCCATGCGAAATGATGCTATCGCCACACATGCAGCTATCTTTGTTGCCAATGAAGTTGCGATATTTGAAATCGAACTGCTTGCCGCGCCACCAGGCGCGAAGTCGCTGTCGTAAGCTCATGGCGTTGTGTACTCAATATAAGGGATACCTGCGATGCGCAGCATATCGAGGCAACGACGCCATTTGGTCAATCGCGAACCAAACAAGACTAAGCGTTCTGCTCTAATGACAATAAAAATGTCGCCGATCTTGTGTGCTAGGCCGTCCATGTAATGCGGTTCTGTGAACACACGCATATCTGAGCCAACTAATTTAAGTTCAGTAGCAGCGACTTCGGCAATAACACGTGTTGGTGCGATTAAATAGATCATGGTCAACCCTCGTAACAAGTAATGCCTTTGGCTTTTGCCTGGCGAACCATGTTGGCTGTGCCTGTGTTGCCAGGAAAGTGAATCACCATGTCAACCGTCATGAATTCAATCATGAAGCCATTACTGACAGGACCAGCTGCGTTGTTGCCATAGAAGTCCCAAGCAGCGTCGCATGTAAAGCTTGGGTGCCCATGCTTGATTGCCCACGCTTTGGCCCACGCATCTGCACCTTTCGCGCCACCTTGGACGACACAAAAGCCAGGGTAGTAGGTTGCGATGCTATCGAGCACCGACCAGATGTGGTCACGGTTGTTATACTTACGACCACCTGTGACCAAAACGATAATGGGCCGCGTGCGCGTGGTCATGACTTTTTAGGTCTGCGCGCTAGTGTCATGCTTTCTTGACCCCAGCCATCATTGGGCATGGCGGTAAGCACATAATCGAAATCGACGGTCTCTTTATTGGCTTCGTCGACAGCATCACGCAAAATGTTCCAGATAGCTTCTTTGCCGCTACCTTGCGGTGCTACGATTTTTATAATGATAGGGGCGCGTCGTGCACAGCCGTACAATCGATTCGTCATGGCCAGTTGTCCTTTGCACCCCTGGTTTGGATGTGCTCGACACCATTCGTATACACGTCAGCGGGGCGCCAAATGCAGCCGCATACGTGGCACAGATGCGATCTATGCGGCGGGTTATCCCAAAGCGACGCACTACCATCTTCATGGCGCACTGGGGCAAGATCAGGCTCGTCGATGTGCTGGGTCTGGCATTTCGGGCACCACAACAACATATCGATAGGTTTGGCTTCGTCGGTCATAGTGTAATCCACCGTAAACGGTATCTGTTGTTGTAGCCGCGATTGATCACAACGTAGGTGCGGCCCTCGCGCGTAGCGAGCCATTGCGATGGTGCGTACCAGTAGCCGCCGTTAGTTCGGGCTGTGCTGTAGCTATGCGCAAGAAAACGTGACATGCGTGCGGCTTCATCGGCGTAGTCACGCAATCTTATAGGCTGATCCATCTTAGAATGTCCTTGTCCAATGATAGTGATAGCCACAGTGCTTACAGGCATAGCCGCCTTCGTCGCGCTCGATGACTTCGGCGCGTGTGACGTTTGGACTGCCAGCCCAGTGCCACAGTGAATGACCCAGTGCTCTGAGTAGTTTCATGACTTAGGCGACTTCAAGAACGTAGCGATGGTTGTGGCCATCTCGCTTTTTATTTCGTCGAGTATGTCATCGTCTACATCGAAAGCTTCATCGAAGCCCTTGCGACCACACAGCTTATCAATGATAGCTTCGACGAGTGGCGTCGCATCGTAGAGCGTTTGCGTAGTGGATGCTAATGGCTGCTTTAACGCAGCATCGAGCTTTTCGGTAGTGACCCACAAAATCATGCCGCGCTTTTTGGGTGGCCCCAGCATACCCAGATCAGCAATAGGTACTTGGCAACCGAACGTCACAAGTACATCACCGTTTTGCTTAGCCTGGGCATGCGTTATCGAACGATCGAGCATTTGCAGGCTAATGTTCTCGTCGCCAAGATTTTGAATGAGCTCAACAATGCCCATGGCTACTTATCCTTTTTGTTGGTTTCGGCCAATGCTTCATATAGGTGTGTTCGCCACCAGAAACGCGACTTGCCGTGTGGTACATCGCCAAACCAGAAGCCATCGATTGCAGCTTTACCCAGCAAGAATGCATGTACCTGGTCGAGCGTTGGCTTCGTGGCGTTAACCTTAGCTTTGCGTGAGGCAACTGCAGTAGTAAGAGCGTCTTTGGTCAGCTCGCTAATTTGCTCAAATGCTGAAACGTCTGTCCTAGCAAACTCGCGTGCCATGTCGCTTTTTGAACAGCCTGTCCAATCGATACCAGGCGTAAGCTTGCCAATGACTTCGGCAACTTGGTGTGCGCGCATACCCCTGGTCGTCGCCATGAAAAATAGAAATCTATCCCATTGCGCAACGGGTAGATCGTAATGATGCACGCGACTCATGGCTTGTCTGCCAATGCATGGTTATACGCATCGATAAGCGCCATCGAGAAGCTACGCAGACCTGCAGTGCATACGTCGTAGGTAGCCTGTGGAAACATCTCTGGCGAACGCTCGATCGTTATCTTTTCGGCAACACTATGCAGATGGCTATAAGCCATTGATGCAATATGCGCGTCATTAGCCTTCACCCAGGCTTCTTGGTCTTGTGTGGCCGTAGAAGTATTAACCAGCTTCCAGCCTTGTGATTTGACGTGCGAAACGATATCGCACAATGCTGCTTGCTCAGCGGCACCCGCTTCGCCATTCAATGCAACGTCGAGCTCGCGCACTAGCCTGTTGACGTCATCAGCACGGACCCAGTCCCCTTCGTCTATTCTTTTGACAGAGGCACTGTTCTTGATTATCTCGCAGATATCAAAATCGATGTCGTTGCTTGTGTACTCGACCGGTAAATCAGGGTATGCCTTGAGGTACTCGTTATGAATGACGTTGTACGCTTCATAGTCAAGATCGATGGTGGGCATTTGTGCGATGCGACCGACTTCACCGAAACGTAGAAAGCGCAACCAATGCGTTGGCTGTTTATCAGCGGCCGAGTACCACCACTGTTCACGGCCGAGTTTAAAACTGTCTGCTAGATCGGCCATCGTATTGAAGTAGTTCAACTTGTAATCAGCACCACGCCAGCATGTGAGCACGGTTGTGCCGTCCTTGGGTGCCGTATCGATATGACCCCATTCAAGCACAGGGATATTTCGCATGGCTTCGATGACACAACACTGGATGTTGTCCACATCTTGCGAGGTCGCGCAAGCAAGCATCTTCGCGATGTCTTGTGCCGCCAATAGCGAAATCGTATAGACGTCGGTATAGGCCAGTTCGGGTTTTTTATCGTCGGCTTTTACCCACTCGCCTTCGGTTATTGCAGCAAGTAGTTTAAGCCTTGACGCCCAGTTATCGATAGCTTCGAGTTTTATCTCGGCGTCACCTTGCTGTGCGGCCAAGCGAGCTTCGGCCATTTCTTTTGCGATGACGCGTAGCAGCTGTGTGTTCATGACTGCACCTTTGCAAGTTCGAATTTCATGGCTGCATCGATAGCGTCGCGCGGCTCGCGAAACCATCCGTTGCCCGATAAGACAACAAAATTCTCGTTCTCGTCTTGTTCCAACAGCTGATAGGTGAATGTGCCAGCGTCAGATTTCTTGCGAAGCAAGAACGCTTGACGTTTCAGGACGAAGTCCAGCCTGTGGCTATCATCAGCAGGCGTTGCACGCGCGATCGATTCGCGATAAGCGCGCATGACGCGTCCTTGCTGTGTGCGATTTAGAAAGCGCTTGATGGCCTGGTGCAATGTTGCTTCGACTTGTTGTGGTGTCACGTGATTACCTCATACATGCTATGACGCCTCGCACATTGTCGCCGTAGAACGGGACAGGTGAAGGCCAGACGGCAAAGGCTGCTTCTGTAGCAATGCCACGAAGCAGCCCCAACATTTTGTGGTTAAAACTACATGTGGGCATCCAGGGTAGCTCGACGCTGGCGCCATCGACTTCGGCAGTGACCAGGGCGCCATCTTGGACCCACACGCGATTGGCTTCGCCAAGAAACGGCTTAAGCTTGTCGAGTGCATCGAACAGTTCAGCGTGCACGGGTTGAATAAGCGCTTGATCAATCTGGCTTACCTTTTCAAACAGACCTGCAATGTCTGGCCACTCAACGCTGTTGAGCGCACTACGCAGCCAGCGCTGTCCGCTATAGTGGAAAGTGACACTGCCCTCAGTCGCTTGCATACCCAATGGCTCTTCGTCGATGCGCAGCATTTCGCGTATTGTCGATCGCGGCACATTGATACGAAAAGGAAAATGAAACCCGAGCCAGTGCTCGATGATGACCACATTGTTAGAAGCGAAGGCGCTGTGGCCATCAAGTAGTACGCCGGTTGCCCATGGTCGGCTGGCATCTTCGGCGGTGAAGTCGTAGAGCTTTCTAAATGCCGGCAATATCGGCCCGGTCAGCTCAATGGTCACACCTTCGGGTTTGACCTCAGGGAATGTATCAAGGTCGATGCACTCGACGTGCGCGCGAAACGTGCCACTGCGCACATGCAGCTTGCCATTGACGGTCATGTTGAGCTGCGCCGTATCGGTGCATGCTTCAATGGCATCGACAAACGGTTGCGCTTTAGGCACACAATCGATATCGAGCGCGATAGGCGCGCACAAGCTTATCTTGCCGTTGAACCCCGTGATGCGAGAATGCTTGATTTGAAAGTGCGTCAGTGCAGGTACAAAGTCCTTGGTGCTCACAGCGCCTTTAACGAAGCGCAAGACGTCAAGCATGGACGCACCCGGTACGGGCTTTTCTTTTCGCGTCGTAGCCTTTGCTGCAGTCGTTGGTTGCTTTGCTTTAGCCATGCCGCACCTCGTCGCGTACTTTCATCAAAAGAACGCCAAGCCGGTTGAGACCTTGACCATCGCAAACACCCCAATAGGTATCATCCCAGGTATTGCCCTCTTGCAAATGCGCGGTGCCTGTTTCTAGCAGCTTGCGACGTAAATCTGGATGTTGGAACTTAAGTCTCAACACATCGAGCATGACCAGTTCTTTGACTTGTTCCCAATCAGGCCGTAAGAGCTCAAGCTTCTTGCCGGCGCGCTTAGCGTCGCCTGGCTTGATAATCGATGCAATGCGAATGGCGTCAGCACGCGTGCATGCCTTAGCGGCCTGAAAGGCGTGTTCGGTCGTATCGAACATAATACCCAAATAGTTAATACGCGCTGGGTAGAAGTTGGACAAGAAGCGATACGGGCCTTTAAATTCAGCAATGAAGTCCATGATTAACCCCTCGGCCCTACGGTGTCACGCGGTCCCAGCGTAGCTTGCACGAACGTCAGCAGCTGTTCGTGCAAGCGTAAAAGCACACGGTTCTTTTCTGCACTATCAGGCGATGTGGCCACAACATGCAGCATGTCTAATGCAGGGTAGGGGTCGACCAGATCAATACCCAATCGTTGCAAAGGTGTAGGAACAATTTTCTCAAGGTACTGCGAGCGCACGTCATAGCGAATATTGCAGCAAGCGTTGTCCCAAAACACGCGTACGTGTTTTTCATTGACGTTATCGACAACGCCTGTGTCGCCAGGACGCACCAGGCTCGGTAGATCATTGCCTACCGTGCCAACCAGTGTGCGTCGCACACGATCGCCAGGTTTAATATTCAACATCGGATTGGACATTGTCTGGCACCACTACGATATGCCCGTTAGGCAGGCAATAAACACCAGGCTGCACACAGCAGCCACCGGCTAACCATCTAAGCAGTCGACTTGCCAGCCTTTCTTTTGGCAATACGTCCACACCCGCATGGTCCGCCACCTGAGCATGTAGCGCACGATCGGCGCAGCCTCGGTCACCACATAGTTCGTGGCTATCACACCAGCTACAAAATGCGGGGCGACGATGCGAAGCAGCATGGTCACTATCGGATTTGGGTCCCATACTCAATTCTGTACACGTTGGTCATGGGGAATTCCATGCGCTTCTTTAGATAGCTATCACGGTGCACAGGTGCATCGACGCTCACTAGGCCATTGTTTGTGTTGCGTACAACACACTCTAGTGAATCGCTACCATCGGGTGCGCAAGGACAATTAAAATAGATGCGATCCATAGCGGTTAGCTGACAGTGATGTGAGCAATGACACCGTCAAGACCAGGCAGCATGACGTGCGTTACGGTGCGAATGTCATACACCTGGTCGTCTTCGTGCGTGCACAGGCTTTCACCTACGTGCGGTATGGCTTGCACGTCGTACACTTCAATGGTCTGGCCTGAGACAGTACGCGGAAACCAAACTTTGATTTTCATGGCGACCTCTAGAACAATGGTGTTTGCTGATTGACGAATGTTTTGCCTATGCGATCGATGTTGCGGTTTATCTCTTGATACGCCCACATGCAATACGCACGACGTGTGTGATAGTTGTTGCGCAAATCGTCTAAGTCGTAGCCTAGCGCGTTGAATTCTTGTGTGAGCTGGTACTGCATGATGGGCGGTAAATTATCGTAGTGCTGCCCCTCAATCTTTCGATTGGAACTATTGCTACCAATAGTTATCAGTCCGTGCAGCGGATGACGCACGTAGCCTACACTACTTATTTGGACCCAGCCGGATGAATCAACGCTATACCAGGGGTAGCGTTGCATCAGCGGTATCGACGTGACCGCGAACCCGTGCACCTTGCATTTAGGGCGCCCGGCACCATCGGTCAGGTGTTTTTCCCATACCTCGTCGAACCAGCTACGCAGCTCAGGCCGTGTGGCAATGGCCACACCCCCGAGCGCGATGTACTCGTAGTTAGCAGCGTAGTAGTCACACCAGCGCATATCTTCGCCATAGTGAAAGCACGGTATGGGTTTGACGCCCAATCTTTCCATGCGCTGCTGGTTGTCCCATGTGCCTTCGGCGCTGCCAATGACATCGAGCACCGATGCAACTTCGATGACGTCGGCGAACTCTTGAATAAAGCGGCAGTACTCGGGTAGGTCGATCGTGACGCCCATGGTCAATGCTGTGAAGGCGCCACTATCGATAAAGATGCGTTTCTTGTTGTCGCGCAGAATTCGACGCAGCTTGTCTTGCGCCAGGTAGTGATAGGATTCGAGTAGGTAAGGCGCGTCGACATGGGCTTTCTGATGCGGGGGCAGCATTTCGAAAAACTTCTGCCCCGGCCGCATCTCATTCCAGTACGCAGCTGCCAGGTGCAAGCGCATGGCTTAGAATCCGTCGCTGCTGCCACCGCCGCCCGTATCACCCCCGCCACCACTAAAGTCGCATGAGCTGTCGGACGACCCGCTGTCATAGCTGGGACTGCTGTCCTGACTGCAGTCCTGGGCGCCGGACGCGCTTTCTGCCAGCAACACGCCCATTTCGGCTGCCAGGACCACGGTGGCTAGGTCAGGTCCGCTGTCAGCGGCCGCAGGTACAGCCACAGGGGGTACGGTTGGGGCCCACGGCAGCGGGCGGTGCGATGCCTTGGGGACAAGCGGCCCAGGCGAGCGCAGTCCGTGGGTAGTATGGCTGTGGCCGTAAAGGTCCCTGAGCGTTCTAAGCTGATAATCGCGTAGCGGTGCAGGCTTGCGACCTGTGGGCGACAAACCCGCATCCGAAGCCTGTAACTTCGATTTGCCAGGCGGTCGAGTGCTATGCGCTAGGACACGCTGTTCAAGTTCGGCGAAATCTTGATCCGCTAAGCTTGTTGCTTTGGGCACTTCACGCTTGCGCGCTTCGTTAGGCGACACGATGCTGTCCATGACGCTTGTGTAATTCAGGCCGTGACGCTTGGCGCGAGCGTGCAGATATAGATAACGGCAGATCAAGCAAGCGAACGCAGCGACGACGAACAGCACACATGCAAATGTAAAAATGATCATAACGAGTCCTCAGTAAAGGGCGCCCGATTTACATCCACTGGCTCGGGCTACACCAGCCGTAAAAACGCAGCGTTTGCCATGTGCGATTGCAGTGGCAACGGTAGCTGCGCGGGATCAGTAAGCTTTGCCGCCAGGCTGAGCGCGATTACTCAGCTGATGGTCAGCACGCGCTTGATTGTATGCCAGCTTTTCGATGATGGCACCGGCTAGGTCCATACGGCGAGCATCGGCCAGGTCGAATATTCGGATAACCGCGTCGGCGAGCTCTACCTCGTCCATACGTCGATGTGGCAAATGCTTGTCCATGGCGTCACGGCGATCACCTTCGAGCGCCTCTGTCACCTCGCTATGAATAAGCGCGATCTTCATGCCGTAGGTTTCGGAATTGAAGGGATCGATAGGTCGCCCATCAGGACGTTTCCACCAACCACTGCGCGACGACAATGCATAGCACAGCGCCTGCATATACGTCACACCTTTGTAAGCATTGATCAAGACACGCTGCGAGTAGTCTAGTTGCTCTAACGATCGCATGGCCGTACGCAGTTGTTCGGTTTCGTCGGCGAGTGAAAAGTTGTCGTCATTTTCGTTTAGCTTGTTCATGACTTGCCTCTTGTAGTGGTGAGTGCAGCTTACGCATCAATGAAAAACGTAGCGCTGCATTTGCGTGTTTCTTCGACCTTGCAGGCGATGACCTGCACACCTGTACCGTCGAGCTGCTGGGGTCCAAGCACTTCGACCAGGTACTGTGCCATGCGTTCAGCCGTTGGATTAAACGGCACCCATACAAGCGACTCGTGAAAAAGCGTATGAAAATGGTAAGGCGCATTGTTATATGCATGCAGCATTAGCTGGTCATGCTCAAAGCACAAAAATTTGTGATCCCAGTTGTCTTCGAGCCATTGGCACAGCCGTGTTTTGACAACGTCGAAATCGATCACGCGGCCAACATCGTCCAAGTCGTCTTCGGGCCGACTGGTACCAGCTTCTTCGGCTGCACAAACGAAAGTCACGCGGTAATTGTGGCCATGCAAGTTAGAACACTTGCCTTCGTGGCCACATACCCTGTGGCCACAGCTCATGTCGTGATACCGCTCAATCGTGTGCATGTGCTGTCCCCTGGCTTAACTGTTTGATGACTTTCATAGCGTACGTGAGTCGCGGCAGATAATGACGCACCGCCTCATGGCTGTAGTTGGCCGTTTCTGGCGTACACATGAGACCTTCACAGACAGCGCGCAATACAAGCGGGTCTGGTATGCCGGCTTCTTGGAAACCATGCGCACGCACTATGGCTGCATGGTCGTTCAGCTCTGGCGGATACTCGCCTGAGTACGACGTATGCGTCATGGCCAGGGCTTCCCAGCAATCATGCAGCATGAGCGATCGACGCACGATGTCCGCTTTGGACAGCCGCAATAGCGGCGCTACTACTAGCGTGCCATCAGAGCTGACACCGTTACTCCAATTGATAGCACGCTCAATGCTATGTAGAAAGGCATCGCGACAATCCGGATAACCTTCATAGTCCGCTTTGCACGCGCCTATGTAGATATAGCGCGCATTAAGCTCTACAGCGCGATTGGCGGCGATAGTCAAGAACAACTGATTGCGCATGGGCACAAAAGTGGGCCACGTATTCGCCAGCTTGTTCGGCTGCATCGCCAAAGAATCTGGAAACGGTTGATAGTCGTTTGACTTCAAGAGCGGCGACGTACTGTGCAGTATATGGTCACCTAGCTGCAGCACTTCGTGCGACGCCACGCGTGCGAAACGTGCAACCATTTCGGCACATGCAATCTCACGCTCATGGTATTGACCATAGCCAAACGTGATGGCGTGCACTTCGTCATGCGCATCGAGCGCTTCGAATAAGCAAGTGGTACTGTCTTGTCCACCCGACAAGACAACTAACGCGACGGACTTCATGGGTTGTCCTTAAGGTAGCATGGCGAATTTGTGTATCTGCAGGCACAGCTTGTAGCCATGTGTAAGACATGAACTGACCACAGCCCACAGATTAGCCGCATTGGCTGTTTCGTTGCCTTCATCAGCGGGCTGCAGATAGATAGCTCGCTTACGCAACAACCTATATGCGCTGGGTCGCGCTAAAGGCGCGCGCGATGCGCGACCTAACGCACTTGTGGGCAGACCATCGGAAGAATCTTTAAGACTGTCTGCCGTAGCCACGTATTTCCAGGCTGCAATGAAATCTTGCAACAATGGATGTACCTTACCGGTCTTTGGGCTGCACACGATAGTGACTAAGTCATGCCCCCAACAGCCAGGTTGATACAAGGTACCGTTGGTTTCGATTTGAACGCGATAGCCTTGATAGACAAGCGCTTCGACCAAGCAGCCAATGGGCTGACGAAACGGTTCACCACCTGTGATAACCACAAGTGCATTGGCTTTTTGCTTGTTATGTCTCGCTGCTACGACTTGCATCAGTTCATCGACTGACCAGCTGGCGCGATTGCTGGTGTAGTCCGTATCGCAGAGAGGGCATTGCAGATTGCAACCTGCCAGGCGAATGAACACAGCGCGTTCGCCGACAAATGGGCCTTCGCCTTGAATGGTCAGAAAGACAGAATGGACTTGTAGCCATGAGCCATCGCCTACAACAGGCTTATCTGGCTTTTGAAGGTTTTGCATAGTAGGGTCCCGAAAGCAATGGCGCCAAAGAGGCGCCATTGGAAACGATAATGTTCGTTTATACGAAGCGGCTCGACTTACTCGCGGCCAATCAGCCCATTGAACGTACGCCAGCGCTGATACTGCGTACTGATGGTTGCTTGCGAGATATCAGGCAATGCTTCGACAACGGCTGCACGGCCTGGCTTCTTCTCGCGCAGCTTATCGGCGGTTTCCCACACCTTCGCAGTGATGCCACCGGCACGAGGCCGCGTGATGCCGTGCTGCTTTTCGTTACCCGCGCGCGGCGCAGATGGTGCCTTCGGTGCGGCTGGCGCTTTCTTCGCAGCAACTTTCTTGGCAGGCGCACGCGGCGCCTTTTTTGCTGCCTTTTTAGCCGCTACCTTTTTGGTTGCAGCTTTCTTGGCGGTTGCCATGCTCTTGACCTCGTTCGATGATTGAGAACCCACGATGGGGGCTTTGACCTTACCTACATGGGAAGGCGTCTGCAATGAAAGGCGCGGGATAACTCCGGCCGTCCCTGCAGAGAACTCCAAACCGTATGTACTATCAGCACGCACGCGTAATACCTGAGGTGACGCTGTCCATGACCTGGTCACAATGGGTGTAGGTGCCTGGGCGTTGAACTTCATGGGACGGCCGTCGCGGGGATCGATAGCAAAGGCTTGCGCATCCAAGTCTTTCAGCTCGAAAGGCAGCACGAGCCAATCGGCGGCTTCTGCAATCTGACGCGCTACTTTAAGCACGTCGCCATAGCGCTCGGGTAGCTTGGCCTTGCAGCCACAGCTTTGCGCGATACCGACTAGCAACCCATGGTCAAACTGCGCCCAATCGCGGTTGGCGCCTTCACGCAAGATAGCAGCATCGACGTTGGCGAATTGAATGTAGTGCAATGCCATCAAAGCGCGCATGCTGCTGTGGCGTGCCAGGGCCTGCTTATTGGTGCGATCGATCAGAATAAACATGGGGTAGCGTCCGTTGATGCTAAATGTCTGCTTTCGAATGATTAGTGTAATGACTCAAATCGCTTGCTCGGTGCCTGACCAATCGACCTCGCCTGTGGCCATGAGCTTTCGAATGCAACGCGCAGCCCATGCCGGTGTGACATCGCTTAACATCGCGCCAGGACTATGATGCGTGTTTTCACCTACGAACAGCTTGGCAGCTGTGTTAAACGGTAAATCAAGAATGCGTGCCGCTACCGTTACAACAGCTGTGCAGTCATAGGTATTGACGCCTGTTATCTCAGTTTCATGCCTGTAGGGTCTTTCGCCTTTTTCGGCACGATCAAACTGTATAGCTGCACCTGCGATGCAACAGCGCGTACCGCAATGTTGATGATCTTGCACGATGTAGCGTGTCATATGAAAGCGTGATACGCCTGCTTTCTCAGGTGCACCGGCTTCGAGCCACTGAGCGATAGCAGTCAAACGTTGAATGTGCATGTGGTCACCTTATCAATGACGATGTGATGAAACGAGTTAACTCTGCCCCATGATCTTGGCTAGTAGGTCTGCATTGAAATGCATGCCATAGCAGAACCCCAGCACAAAGACTGCAGCAAGCAATAGTATCGCCATGGCAAGCTGTAACCCGACGACTAGACGATTCATAAATACTGGCCTGTGAGTAGCGCATAGTCGTTGTCGGTCATCGAGCGCATGCCGCCCATGAGCTTAACGCCCCACTTTTTCTTGTTCGTTATGGTGAGGTCCAGCAAGTCGAGATAGTCAGGTAGATGAATGCTTTCTGCTAGCTCGGTTACCTTCAACTGCAGCGCGATAAGCGGTATGCCGCTCATGGCCAATGGATACGCAGCAGTGTCAGTGTTCGACCATGCATGTCGACCTTCGACGACGGCTTTGGCAATCACACGCTGTGCCTTGGCGCCACCCGTATAGATGGCTACCTTGTCGCCCGCTTTCACCAGGTCCTTGCACGGCGTACGTGACCACAGTGGCCACACACCGCTACGTGCAACAGCGAGCGCGGCATCGTGTGCAGATAGCCGCTTACCGACTTTGTCGAAGTCGGGCATTTTGATCAGAATAAAGTTAGCCATGGTTTGAACCCTTATCGTCGAGTACTACGGTTGACGTTGATAACGCGTGCGCGGTGTGTCAAGAAGCGATTGTGTTACTCGTAGCGTTGCTCAGTTGTTTCTACATCTCTGGCATCTTGAAGTTCTAGATAGCGGTCGTATGAGATACGCTGCCAGTCACTCCATGAACCGTCCATCTCTCTGTACCTGTAGTAATAATAGATTGTCATCTCACTTCCCCTTACTTTCGCGTTTTGCCTGCTTGTGCATGTCGATTACGTCCCAAGCACCAACCACATCAGACAGCACTGCGTTCGATGGGCTGTCGTCTCTATAGCGTTTCTGGTAACGCACTGATGAATATTTGAAGTCAGGCTTATTGGTAACCGTGTTGTGAAAGAACATGCGATGAACAAGCTTATCTGCGCACAAGTCGCATAGATGCTTTTTCACGTCAACTATGTTGATAAACAATTCGTCGGCCAGCTGTCGAGGCGTCTTTTCCTCATGGCGTAGTGCTACCAAAATGCGTAGCCGGGCACTCATGTTGCCTCAACCTTTGCCATCGTGCGCGGCTATGAGCTGCTGAATATCTGCGAGCTTCACGACTGTTCCTAACGACGTTCGCTTACGAGGCAGCGCAATCAACGCCTCTACCGGCACGCTAGGCTGTGCAATAATATTATTGTGCATGTCACGTTCCATCTTGGAATTTAAAAGCTTGAACAGATTCTCAACGAAGTGCCAGTCAACGACGTACCCACTGGCTGCGCATTCATCGATTACCTGAGGTATAGCAAGCTGGCGCGACCACTGATCTTTCAACATTACGAACAATGGTGTGCTAGCTTTGTATGATGGGTTCTTTCTAGGTGGATTGCTCATGGGGTCGTCTTGCCATTGGTCGAAGCGATCAATTTTTGCAGCTCTTTGGTGATTGTCGACACATCTTGGTATTCAACGCGCATGAGACATTCTAGTGTCTCTACCGGTACGGCGCGTTGCCAAGGTTGTGGCGTCACATACAGTTTAGTTTTAGCTGGCAGCTTGTTCAGTCGGTCCCAGTCAGCGAGAGAGAAGCGAACACCATCGCGTTCGTCTTCTGGGTCGGGCAACAATACGGTTGCCACAGGCTGTTGATCAGGTTTTGTTGGATCAAGCGACGCTACTTTGTCTTGCCATGCCGCGATGCAAGCAAGAATAGGACTGTTCCACGACGTCGCAGAAGCCAATCGTTGGCCATTTTCTTGAAGCTCATATTGCCAAATGCCGGCAAGATGCTCGTTCAGCTCGTAACCTTCTGGCGGTCCGTAGCCTTCGGGTAGTTCGATGCCTTGCTGCACAGGCTGTAGTAGTGGCACTGGGTCATCTTGATAAGCCCAATGCGTGGGATATTCGATACCATTTTCGCTAGCCCAGTAATGGTAAATCTCGGGCATCTCCCAGCTTTCGCTTTCTGATTCCCAGCTACCATTAAAGTCTAGCTCTTTTAATTCGTCTCCAACGATGCGCGCCAAATACAAAGGACGCTTGTTGTCCTTGGGTGCCGTATCTATTGGTTGCCATGGAAGCTTCGCAGGCGAGATGGACTCGATGGCGACGCGCATCGTTGCTCGCCAATCAATTTTCTTTGGTTCGCTGGTATTGCTCCAGTTCATCTTAAGATGCTTGAAGGTGGCAATACATGCACGTTCAACTGCCTCGTCACTCGTCACCCTCAGCGCGTCAGGCTTTTGCAGTTTTCCGCAATCGTTACATTCAAAGCCTGTATCTAGGTGTCCGCCACATTTTCGGCAGACATCATCATCTTTAGCTTCGGCAGGCTGCGAGAGCTTCTTAGCAATGCCTGTGAGTATTGGCTCTATCGTATTGAACTTATCGTCATCGAGCCAAAGCGCCAATCGCTCACCTAACTCGCGCACATCTGGGCTTTTCGCTATGAGCGAAGCAACATATTCTTCGAATCTGGTCTCTGGCGACTTTGCAGGCTGAGAGCGTGCGGCTTGCCATGCATCCCACGCAGTCTGTTTCGTCGAATATTTCGATAGAACGACTTGCATGTATTTACTTGCATGCCACCATGCTTCAAACGTCGTCCGTTCTGTATCAAGCTGTTCGTTGTTCATACCGACACCCCTAAATAGTTTTCAAGTCGACGGCGAAGATCGATGGCACTTTGTGCGCCGGCATCAGCTTCACGCGCGTTGCGTTCGATCAATTCCGCACACATATGATAAGAAACAGGTACGCGTCGCTTCGTTGCAACGCCACGTTCCCAGCATGCCTTATGAGCGCGCATTTCTTCTGCCTGTTGCTCAGTCCCGAAAAAGGCAAATGTGCCATAGCCGTTGACCGAGATGCGCCAGAATGATTCACGCTCATGCATAAGTTTGTACCTTGCTAGTTGTCTATACGCGCAAGTGCTTCACGTATCATTTTGTAAGCCGCTGCTTGCTTGTGACTCTGAAAACACTGCTTAGGTGATTCAGAAGCAATGAGCAACCTAGCACCTTCGACTAACTTACCCAGTGCATTCGTACGGCTACCGATGCCTGCAATACTTTGTTCGTCTTTAGCGTTTGGTTTCTGCATTGTTACCCACGTCGCAATGGGAAATTCTTTGCGCTGCCCGCCGAACCCATCACGTTCTAGGCCACGACATACGGCAACTGCTTCGCTTTCGCTATCGTGCGTATCGGTACTAATGCCTGTGCCGAACACGTCGCCGCTATACACATGAAGAGGCCATTGCGCGTGAGAAATCCACTTTTGCATGGTCATAGCTAATCGACCTTTTGCTTGCTACCGCGACCACGCACGCCGCGAAAGCGGCGCCAGCGATAAAATTGCACGGTCGTCGTGGTGGGGTGAAAGTCCTTGGCTGCCGCTGCTTTGCGTGCCGCGCCAATCGAGACTTTCTCGGGACCGCCTGCAGCCTTAGCCATGGTGTCATACAAGCGCCACAGCGTATCGCACGTCGTCCCAGGGCATGGCCACACCTGGCCGTGTTTCTCTTCACGATCGTGCACGAGGGTGAATTTGGTCTTAGCACGCGGCCTAGCCGCGACCTTGGCCGCGTTGGCATTGGGCGTCACGCCCATGGGGTAACCGCCCACCGGGTTGCGCGCCTTGGTCACGGCTGCCTTAGCTTTCTCGCGCTTGCCCTTGACCGTTTTCAAGGGGGCCGTCGCTTTCTTGACGACAGTTTTTTTGACAACCTTTTTGATGGCTTTCTTGACCGCTTTTTTGATGGCCTTGGTCGTGGCCTTCACACGCGCCTTTACCTGCTTGATGGCTTCGGCGTTGCTGGCGTTCGTTGCGGTGGCCTGGTCGAGCGCTTCTCGCAGTGCTGTTGTCTGTTCATCCATCGAGCCGGCGATATTCTGCACGCTCACGACGAGCTCGTCACCGACCTGCAGCACTTCGACAGGCTTGCTTTGTTTGCTCAGTGCCTTTTTCAAGGCGCTTACTTCGTCGTCTGCCAATACACGCGTAGTGATATCGACAAGTGCTTTGCCTTCACCGGTCTTGGCATAGAACCAGGCACCTTCGGTGCCCATCAGCTGCAAACCGTTCAAGCTGCCGAACTTACGCATAGCGCCGCGCTTGGCGTTGGACTTCGTACCGTAGGTCTGCGTCTTGACGGCATCGCCATCGACTCGTGTGGACACCGTAGCTGCAGGCGCCTTGACTTTGGCGTGCGCTGCCTTCGTCTTGTTGACCGTCACGGGTTGCGGTACAGGCATGTAGTCAGCGGTCGGGTACCACTTGGCGCGACGCGGGTAGTTGGGAATATTGTAGATACCCATGCGCCACAAGATGTCACGCAGTGTGGTCAAGTCGTTCTTGGTGGGGTGATCAGCTTCGACGGCTGTCTGATGCTTGGCGTCAAGGCCATAATGCTTGGCAGCTAGCTGCACGCTATGTGCGTTGGCGCTATTGAGCGACACCATGGGAATGGCAGGTTTCGTGGTACGAGCAAACGTACGTGTAGACATGTCTAGTGCTCCTCGTCAGGTAGTCTGGTCTAGCACAGAGCTAGCCCGTGCCGCAAAGCCTACTCGCTTTACTCCGAACTGACATCCAAACAACCTGAACGAGCGATTGATATTTTTAATCCCTTTTCAGGTTAGAATTAAAACGGTATATCATCCTCGTTGTACGACTGGCAGCCAAAAGCGATGATCTTGGCCGGTGGTCGCTTGCCGGCTGGCTTGCATATCTCAGTGTCGGCCTGCCAGTTAACGCAGTGAATGCAGCACTTGCGCTTCTCACGCACGATCGCGGCAACACGCATGGCCAGGTTGTGCAGGCCATTAGCAAGGTCAGGGTCGAGACCAGGGTATTTTTCAGTAGACATAGCTTTGTATCTCAGGTTGAGAACGATTGATCCAAACTAAAACGCGCTTGGGTATACGCAGCTTGTGCGACAAATCGATGGCACGCTGCACAGTGTCTGGCGGCGGTATGTCTACGCATCGCTCACGCCACCAGTTGTGTGCGCGCATGCGTGCCTTACCTTCATGCTCGAAGCAGACATAATCTTTGAATCGACGCGGTATGTCGCCATTGTCTTCACCGCGACAATGATATGTCACCAGCATGCTATCGATACCGTTACGCTTGTGGTGAACGTTGTATGTTACGTGCATCACATCGATCGGCTCGACGATCGGGTCATCGAGCCGCATGACTTCTACACCACTGGGTGTGGTCAGCAGATGCACAGGTGTAGCAAAGATATGCTGGCAGTGCGGACATGTACCCAGGCTGGCATGAATAAAGCTCTTGCACAGTTCGCCGGTCTTATGCCGACCTGGGCATTCTTTGATAGGCGCCGTCGGCGCCACGCTGCCTTTCTTGCGCTCACGCGGTGGACACGGTAGCACAGGATCGTTGATAGGTCCCAGCTCGCTTGAGTTCGTCGTGAAATCGCCCACCAAGCAATCGAGTTTATGCACCCAAGGTGCAGGTCGCGTTCCACGGCCCAACATTTGCACCCAACGATTCGTACTCTGCGTCGTACGCAACATGCCGATATAGTCGACTTCGGGGATGTCCACACCAGTCGTCAATTCGTCCATGCTGATGGCACAACGCACCTGGCCTCTGGTAAAGGCATCAAGTAACTCGTCGTGTTCGCCAGGGTCCAGCTTGCTATGAATACCTACTGTGTCGATACCATGTACGTTCAGTATCTCGGTCAGAGCGTCGACATGCTTGATGCCTGTGGCGAATATCATCCATCGATTGCGCTGCGACGCGTGTTGCGCAATTTCATCGAGTACAATCTCGTTGATGTCGCGATGGTTAGCAGCCTCTTGCAAGGCGCTCTTTACGTAGTCGCCATTTACAATAGGAACATTTCCTACGTCGTATCGATAGTTCGCGCGTATAGCGTGCAATGGCGCTAAGTGGCCTTGCTGCACTAGCCAATTGAAGGCTTCCATGCCTGTCATGTCGAAGCAAATATCGGTAAAGATACCGCCTTCGGTCAGGCTGCCCAGGCCCATGCGATAGCACGTGGCAGACAAGCCAATGACTTTCATTTTGGGGTTGCGCTTCAACAGCGCATCGATCAAACGCCGATACATCGTTTCGTTTTCAGGCGAAACAAGATGTGCCTCGTCGATGACGAGCAAGTCAGGTGCAGCGAGCAAATGCGCTACATTGATAACGCTGCCGATGCCGCCGAACAGAATAGGATTGTTGGTTTCGCGGCGCTTGAGCCCTGCGCTATAGATGCCGGCTGGTGCCGTGGGCCAGTATTCAAGAAGCTTGGTGAAGTTCTGTTGTATGAGCTTCTTGACGTGTGTAAGCATCCACACGTTGATGCCGCTATACGACTGAAAGACCGAATGAATAAACCCGCCGATGACCAAGGACTTACCTGTGCCAGTCGGCAGCGCTACCAGCGGGTTGCCTGTTTTCCCGTTAAAGTATCCCCACACCGCATCGACGGCGGCTTTCTGATAGTCGCGTAGCATCAAGCCCATTTATGAAAGAGCTCTCTTTGCGGCGAAACGTGGGCTGACCTGGTAGTTGCCACAGGCACGCAGCTGGGCTGCCTTATCAAGCACCTCGCCTGTGTCCAGGCAGACCCAACCGCCTTCGGGTAATGGTTTGCTGTCCTTGCATGAACGGCAGCTACGCATGGGTTGCACGGTATGAAAGCACACCGGCTTGTGATCACACATGTACTTGCATTGAAAGAACGCCGGGCTGGCGCCGTTGATACGTGGCGGCAACATTTTCGGGTCGGCGAATATGATGCTGCGTGCACGCTCAAGATAGGTGGCGTCTGTCACGCCGTCATAGGTGACGATTTCTAGATGGATTTCGTCGTCGTTCTTGTTGCTGGCAAAATAAAGCGCGTACTGCAGCCCTAACTTGCTCATGTACATTTGCATTTGGATGTAGTGCTCAGGCTTTGATAGCCGCACGCCATCTTCAATCAGCTTGAGAAATGATTTCTCGCCGTGTGTTTTGTACTCGGTAAGACAGGGTATACCCATCGGCAGATCAGGCACGCCCATCGCTACGCCATCGCAACTGCCGCTGAAATGGCCGCCCAGGTCGCTGATACGAAATTGCTTACCGTTAGCATCCTGTTGGTAGATTTGCACGCCGGCACAAAGCAATTGCGCAATGATTCGCCCCTCTTCGAGATGACCACGATTCCACAAGCGCAGCATGCGACCGTGTGCCGCTGTAGGGTCTTCATCTTTCTTGCCGCGCGGCCGTGCATCAGCGCTTACCCACAACCAGGCGAAGGCTAGCGCGCGATCGCAGGCTTGACCAACGATGCTGGCGCCCAGGTGTGAACGCACTTTGTCTTCGCCTGTCGCGTAGGCGTCGTGCATATGTGGCAGCACCTTACCGAGCCAGCCACGGTAAGCGTTGCCATTGTCGGCCGCGATGGCCGCGTTGATTGCAGCCTTGGTCTTTGTAGCTAGCCAGACATTAGCCATTACGCATTGTCCGGTGGTGTTTGCTGTGCGAGCACGACTGAGCGAACACTCAAAAAAAGCTTGTGCCAACGAATCCAATCAGCATTTTCTATAGCATAGCGCCGTGTCGCGTTATTCCACGGGTCCATCGTGTCGAGTAATGATCCAAACTCAGCAAGCAACGGGTTAGTGCTGACTTGTTTTTGTGGTTCTTGCGCGACATTGGCGTCAGCTTCATTGCTTACCGCACATTCGAAGTAGCTACTCGAAATAACATATTCCATGCGCTCTTGCGTTTCGAAAGGCCCCACGACCTGATTCTGTGGGTCAATGAACGAATACCCTTCGAAATGCTCTGTAGGCAAAAGCCGGCGTATCCTTTTGACACTCTGGGGCCAGCCCTTGAAGTTATTGTCAGGCACTACGCCCAATGCTTTAAGCTTGTATCCCTTAGTAAGACCGCTATTGTCGATGGCTAGTACCTGATAACCCAAGGCCAAGTGAAAATTGGGTAATGAGGGCAATGATGTTTCGTCGATGTCGACCATGCCAACAAGCTTGTCGTGGTCGAACTGCAGATAGATGGGCAAGCGAATCATGAGGTGCCTCTCAGGCGAAGTAGGCGACGGCTTTCGTCGGACAGCTTGAGTCTGCGCGCTTCGATTTCGCATTCGCAGTCGCTGATGAATTGTTGCGCGTCAGTGCACGAAAGCCAGACCATGAAGCTGTCCGCAACTTCGTAGTCGGCAACAGTAAGCTCGCACTCGAAATACACGCGTTGCGCAATCGTGATGCTGTCATCGATTCTGTCGGCGCAAATATGTTCCAACAGGCGAACACCGCTGTTGATACTCGATTGCCGACGATTGTTGATAGCCCATTGCGCCAGGTAGGCCCAGGGGACAGCCTTGTCCTTCAAGCGCCGCGCTTCAAGCAAGAAGCTGTTGCCACAATTTGTGCCGAACCACGTAACGATGGACGCCACGATGCGTGTGTCACGACACGTATAGTCGTGAATGATGCTTGCAAAGGGTTTTTCGCCATCGCGCTTGCGCCTCATGCGTTCATGCCACAGCTGCGCGAAGACTTGCTCAGTGGCTAACTCGCGAGGCGGTCGTATGGGTTGATGCCATAGCAGCATATCAATCACCACACCCTTTGCCGATGGCGCCGGCATCGCGGCTATCGACAAAATCTTTCCAGTTCACATAGCCATGTGGGCAATGAAAACGCCAGACACGAACCACAGGACCTGTGATGAAAAGCGTCACGCACGACGAGCCGATCAACTCGATGCGATGGGGTGCAGCACCCAGGCGTATGCGCAGGTTGCCTGTGCTATAGCCTGTTTTCACATCGGTACCACCCTTATGTATCACGTGCTCGATGTAGCGCCCCTGCAACAGAAAGGACGCATTGAAAAGCCACGGGTGATCGTGATGCGCGCGATCGTCGTCGCTGCGCAAAAAGCGATGCAGATAGATGTTGAAGAAACGGTTACGCGGTATCACGAACCAGCGCAGCATATACGGTGTTTCTTTGCCACCGACGATGAAATCAGGTTCGCTATTGAGCATGCGCATAGCGAGCCTGAGAAACAGTTTATCCGCTAGCCACTTGCCAAAAGTAAAGAACATCACGGTTTCTCCCATGAGGCGACGGTATCGATATCGAAAAAGGGCAGGCGATCGGTGGCCATGGCAGTGAATGCTGTGTCTGCTTGCACGTACACCGACACGCTAGCGTTCGGGCCGATACGCTGCGACACAAACCAGGTCACGTCTTTATGCACGTGCTCAGGGGCAAGCACGGCCGTTCTGCCGGCGTAGGTCATGACCTGCTTCAACAGGCGCTTGCGTTCTGCTCGTGCATCGATATCTTCGCCATGCGGGTAAAAGCGCTTGCCTACCCAGCTGGCTTGTTCACGAATCGATTCGATGGCTTTAGGTGACAATGGGACGGCTGCATTGATTGCGCCGCAATTGCCGCACAGCGCGCCTTGCTTATCGGTGGGGCTTATCGTGCCACCCATCGAGCCCGCTGATTCACTCGCGAAGCATCGCACGCAAAACAATTCTTTCTTGTCTTCGCTCATAACGCGTCCTTGAGAAAAAGAGGGCCGGCACAAGGCCAGCCCTAAAGCCCGCTGCCAGGCTATTACTTGGTGGATTCGTCGGCGGCCTTGTCGCCGTTGCTATCGGACTGCGTGTTGGCGTCGTCGCTCTTTGCCACGCCGTCCCAAGGTGGCTGCGCCTGGCTCGTGTCAGCCACGCTAGCGGGCGGCACAGGTGTGTCATGAATGGTGTGGTCACCGCTGACTGCCGACTCAGCCAGCACCGTCGCGTGCGCGTCGACATGGCCCACAGCGTTCGTGCTGGCGCCTTGAATAAGCGGTGCCACATGATTGTTCTTGCCGAACACCTTTTCGATATCGAGCACGAGCTGATCGAACTCGGTCGCGATCTTGGTGCGCAGCGTGTTCATTTCGGCTTTGATCTTTTCTTCAAACGACATGGCATAACCCTCATAACGGATGTGAAGTGGCAGGGGCGCCAGGATTCGAACCTGAATAAGCAACGTCAAAGGCTGCTGTCCTACCGTTAGACGACACCCCAGTAAACAATACGCCTACGTGTTACTTGGCGCTTAGAAACTGGTCGGCTTGGCGACGGCGCGCGTGAGCGCCATCAGACCCTGTTGCAAATGCGTGTGCGCGATCGATACCCAGCGGTAGTGCTCCGCATCGCCGGTACCGAATTCAGCACTGGTATCGGCGATGTTCTTGCGCACATCACCCAGCAACGCATCGAGTGCGCTGCCTTGAGATTTGATTTGGTTGATCAGCTCGATTTCAGCTTGTGACAGATCGCGATAACCCAGAATCGGGCTGTTTTGTGCATGTCCCTCGTCCATCATATGTACCTCACTATGGGCTAAATAAGACACGGTGCATCAGGCCCATGAACCTAATGCACCGTGGGGCGTGTTGCCGCTGACGAGGCCGTCAACGCGCCCAAGGGGGTGTGGGTGCATTCGCCGCGCCCGTGGCAGCAGGCGGCGCACCCGTGTTACTCAGTGGCGATGGCGGTGCACCAGGGCCAGTCTGCGTACCTGGTGCGGTCAAGGTCGCAGGCTGGACCCAGCGCGCCTTGCCAAACTCAACAAGCTGATCGTTGGTCCACTTGTTGTCGTAGTAGTCCTGCAGCGTCAGGCCGCCCTCAGCGCCGGCAGGCGTCAGCTCAAGCGTCGGTTGCGGCGGCGAGCCACCCCCGGCTGCGCCTGGTGCCGCTGGCGCGCTGGCGACGCCTGGGACCGGACCCTTGTCCCAAGGCTGCCCACCGGCTGGCGGCTGAAACGTGCCCCCTGGCTGCGGTGCCGTGTTTGTGGGGCCCGATAGCGCGGGACCGGTGCTAGTAGCCGCCCCTGTGCCGCCTGCAGCCCATGCCGGGGTGCCACCCGGTGCACCTGCCACACCCGATGCCAGAGAGCTGCCTGCGCCCGTAGCGTGATCGCTGGTGATGTGGTCATAGCCGCCGACCTCGTTGCCAGGCGAATACTCTTTGATCACATTGCCCATAGCGTCTTTCTCGACGCGGCCGGCGCGATACTTGACCTTGATCTTGAACGGGATACCGTGCAGCTCGGCGCTGTCATTGACGCGCACCTTGCCCACCGCAAGGTAAATCGATTTCAGCGTCTTGTACGCGATTTCGCGCGCTGTCTCGCTGTTGTTCACCAGGTTGAGGCGGTCGTACAGCTTGCTGCCCTTGTACTGGCCGTCGATCACTTCGGATTCGACCTGCATATACTGGCCGGTACCGTCGGCGGTCGGCTTCATTTCGGTGTTGACAATCACCGCATTCTGCCAACTGTCGGGGATCGGCTCGTAAGGCTTTCGCGCCTCAACGTTCGACAGGTCGACGGTGCTTAGGTTGATGCCCATGGGTTAACCTCCAAGTATTTTATTGATCACATGCGTTAAATCGGGTGGTTCGAAAAGGTCTAAGGCACCCGATCTATCCTTAGCCACGTACTGCTGATCGTTACCGGTCTGCAGAAAGCGATACTTCTTATCGTTGTGCGTACCGATACCCAAGCGAAAGACTTCATCGAACAGGTAGGGCAACGCGGGGCCGCTTTGCTTACCCGGCATGAGTGGTTGAAACTTCATGCCATTGCTCTCACCGTCCTTGTCGTAGGTAAGCTTCGCTGAGATATAGACATGGAAGCCCGCCAGATCGCGAAAGTTTTTCACCATGCCGATAATGCGATCAGCCATTTCGCCATACGCTTGGCGCGGATCGCGGGCGCCCGTTTTCAGCTTTTGCAAAATGGTTTCGGCGACCTCAGTCACGCTGTCGATGGCTATCGACCAGGCGTGCTCACGCATGCGATTGGCTGGGTTAGCGAACAGCATATACGCTTCGACGAATTGTTCCCATGTCGTCACTTGCAGCACAGGAATATCGCGCACATACGGGTGCCCAACGCCGAACTGACGTTCAAGGTTTTTCTTGCGCAGTGACAGCAAGCCCGCTTCGGCGCTGATGATCACAGGTTTCGGTAGCGTGGCGCACATGAGTGTCTTGCCGGCGCCTGGTTCGCCATAGGTCAATAGTTTGACGCCGCTACTGCTTGAGACTTGTTCGGTGGTCGACCAAGCGAGCGTCATGTGGGCAGCCCGCCGTGCTTGCGCGCCAGCTCGACGGCAGCTTCTCTGGTCACCAAGTCCAAGTGAAGGCCGTCCGGTTTTTCTTCGAAGGCGATACACATGCCTTGTGGGAAACTGACGATGTCGTCTTTGGACATCACGACATGACCGCCTTGCATATGAACCATGACGGCAAGCAGCTGCAAATGGTATTCAACAGCTGCTTGCGACATAGCATGGTTGGGGTTCAATACATCAAGTGCCATGATTACTTCCAAATGGCGCGACCGCCGCGCCTGTAATAGCGACCCGGTCGCGGTAAGCGCAAACGCAGCGTCGCTTTGATGGGCTGCAGACGAACGTCGCATTGAATCGTGGCTTGCCAAAGCGAATCGACGCGTGCCAACAGTTCAATGCGTGTCACATGGTGAAGGTACACGCCAGGTGCGATTTCGACGTGCGTACCCATGGTATGTGCACTGGGCTCGCCGTGCTTGTCGACTGCGGGTTTGATTACTGCCATTTGCATGGGGTCGCCTACTTGTAGAGACCCCAGCGTTCGGCCAGGTCGAAGTGGTATTCACCGCCATAGATCGCGGCCCTGATGGCAATATAAAGCGTTTTGCGTGGTGGCATCAGTCTCGTCCGTGTCAAGCGTTGGATGATAGCGGCTATGGCTACGGATTTTTACGCGGTCGACCGCGACCACGCTTGACTGGCGGCGGTGGCGCCTTCGGTGTACGCGACGGTTTGGGTGGCGGCGGTGCAGTTTTCTTGGCCGTTGCCTTGGCGGGTGCTGGTATCGGCTTGCCCTTGCGTGGCGCACGTGGCGAACGACGCGTGACCACTGTAGGCGGTTCGCTAAGCTCGGTAGCGTTTTCGCTGACCGGCTCGACCGTCTTGGGCACGATGTGCAGTTGCGGACTGTTCGGCTTGATGTCAAGCAGCTCGTCGACAAAAGCACGTTGTTCTTCGGTGAGCTTGCGATATGCCTTGAGTGACAGCGCTGGCTTCATGACGAACAGTGCATCGCGATCGATTTTCAATTTCTTGAAATCGGATGCTTTGGCGCTGTTGAATGCCGCCTCGTCGACGTTGTAGTCGAATGTATGAGCAAGCGTCAGATTGTAGCCGCCGCCCATATCGATATTGTTCGTGCCTTCGCGTGGCGTGGGAAAATAAAACTCGACCATGCGCACGCGAGCGTTGTGTTCAAGAAATTTGAGCGTCTTGAGCTGTTGCTGTTGCTGCCACCACTTTTGCAAATCGACGTAAGCTTGCTCGGGGGTTAGCGGTGTCGGATCAGGGATAGTCGTCACGGTTTGTCCTCGTCAGTAAAGTGATACGGGCATCAGCCTTGTGTAGGGATACCCATGGCAATCAGCTCAGCTGCCCGCTTACTCGAAACAGCAATAGCGACTGTCTTGCCTTTGCTGACGATAAAAAGCGTCCATTTACCGAATGCTTTTTGGGTACCTAGACTGAGCTGCATGAGTCTGACCTTTTCGATGAACGTGCAAAAAGTAAAGCCACCTTACAAGGCAGCACATTTATAGGAGTGGAGTTTTCAGCGCTTGGGTTTGCGCCGATTGTCGTGCGCTTCGAGTTTGCGCGCATAACGGCGCATGGCACGATTGTGATACGTCGTGCCACCTTGCGGCACTTGGCTGATGGTCAGGTCTTTGACCTGGTGCCTATCGACGCGCACATTGAAATCGCATGTGGCAGCGTCGTGGCCGTAGAGGTTCAAGAGGTACGCCAGGTCAGTGACTTCGCTCTGCGTCAGCTGTGCATTTCGGATGCGCAATGCGAGCTGTTCGTTGTTGACCACAAGTGTTGCGCGTGTACGCACTTCGCATGCGACGTTGGTTGGTTTGTCTGAGTCATGCATGATCGGTACTCGTCAGAGATAAACAGCGCGTGCAGACGTTGTACCACCGCGCATTCAAGCACATTGGAGTTCCATGTGGGACTCGAACCCAACATTACCACCTTGAAAGGATGATGTCCTTACCTTTAGACGAATGGAACTTGAAACTTAAATTGGTCGGGGCTGTAGGATTTGAACCTACGACCTCGTGCGCCCAAGGCACGCGTTCTGCCAGACTGAACTAAACCCCGAAAAGCATATAGACAGATAGCATAGGTAGGGATTCGAACCCTACAGCCACACTGCTGCATTGCACGTCTGCGCTGCAGGGTATATGGGCGTTGTCGAAGACGTGGTTTAGTTCGTCTTCTTTAGGTCGCTACATCTCGACCCCGCTGCCATACCGCTTGACGACTATGCTACCTGTCTATGTGCTTTAAGACGTCCACCAACACCGCCCGGCACGGCTTGAGGTCACAGCCCAACGCTTGTGCGATCACTGTAACGCTCAACTTCGACGTAGGCCCACGCCTAGGTGATGGACGTTTTAAAACACACAGCATGCATAGAACGACATTGTGTAGACGATTCGAACGTCTGGTGACGGTAGATGCCGGACAGCTATCGCGGCTTGTGGCCCGCCACACGTCTTGTAGCGCTATCCTACTCGCATCGTTGCTTTCAGCCTCTCAGCCAACACAACGCCGATCTATGCAAACTGGTGCGGGGTTTTCGCCCGCTGCACTGGGTATTTAAGCCAGCTCTATCATTCACCAAGGCAAGACGTGCGGCGCTTGCCAAGCAATGACGCTACACCGCTGCGCAGGGCTTTGGCAACTTTACTCGCGCACGCGAGGCAGTAACGCCAAACCCGGTGGTGCTTGTTATGCGTAATGAAATTGTATGGCGCTGTACACCCAATATGTTTCGACGCAGAGTGCGACTACTGCTAGTGCTACTACAGAAATTCGGATGTACAGCGCCATACAATCTGACAGATGCGCCCCACGTACTCAGCAAGCGAAAAGCTGCTTGTTGTCCCTTTTCTCACGCTGCTGCTACAGCTAGCGCTAGGACGCACCTGTCAAACCTTGAAACTGCCACGGTATTAAGGTCTGTGTGGCCGCGACCTGAGAATGCATGAGTCGAAGGCTGCTGGCTTTCGTGGGCAATGCTTGGGCAGTATTCGTCGACACTCTGCTTGCGCACTGCTTCTTTGCCGTGACCACCCGGCCGAGCGATCACTAACGGCGTCATGCAATTTCGGTAGCACAACTGACCCGCCGCAGCCTTCACTGATGCATTCTCTTTGCTTATGCCTATCGATCGTACTGCTGTGCTGGTGTGGGTGACATCACGGTGGCGCGATCGAGCTGATTGTTAGCCGCCAGGTGGCACAACGCATGGGTACACGACAAGAGCGCTTGCGCCCATTGCATCGCGTCGATGCCTGTACCTGCTTCTTGGACGCGTATAGCCATCTTATCGATAGCCTGTCTGATTTGTGCTTGCATCGGGTTTTAACTCCAATGGGTGAATAAAGTGCCGGTCTCTGCCGACTGTCACGCCTACGTTATTGCAGCCTACTGGTTGGGCGGGCGTTCCACAACACTTCAACGCCGGGCTCTGGCGGTCGAGGCTTCCTGCATTACCTTCGACAAAGAACAATGCGTGGGTACGGGAATCACGCACAGGCAGGTTCTCAGAAGTGCCGGTGCTGGTCCTTGCGTTTACAGTCGCCGAGCAGGGGTCTCGTTCTGCAACCTTGGGGACCAGCACCAACATAAAACTAAACGGCTTACAGCGATGACCCGTGGGATGACGCCAACGGGAAGGGGTTCATCAGCGCTTTGCGAGTCAGCGCTGCAAGCCGAGGTGTCTTTGTAACGGCAGCCCGTAGCCAAAGCAAAGATATTTGAAAAAATGCAATTGCAAATATTGTGTTTTCGTTTCGGTTGGCGCTATGTTGCTCGCACTTTCACCACAGGTGCACATCATGCGCGCATGGCTTCTTTTAGTCGTGTCCCTTATCGCCGGCTGTCGTTCGGACAACGCTTCACAAGCGGATTATCAATTGGTCTGCAGTACCGATGGCCGCGCGTTCTATGTCGACCCTGGCGCGATGAACGTTTCGAAAGTCACCCGCGTGCCCAGCGCCGATAAAGCGTGCGCACCCCAAGTTGAAAAGCCCGCGCAGCCATGACTGAAATGGATGATTGCAGTTTGCTCATGCGCACTCGCGCATTGCTGCGCACGACCGACAAGCCTTACCTGCAAATTTATGTGGACACCGGTTTATCGCCCAACTGGCTGTCGCTGTTCGCTACGGGAAAAATAAGAAGTCCAGGGGTCAACAATGTGCAAAAACTTTACGAATATTTGGCCGGCAAGGTGCTGACGCTATGAACCAGTACCAGAATATTCCGGCTGAACTTCGCCAGCGCATGCAATGGGTCAGTTGCGGCGCCGATAAAAAACCGCTTAACCCACGCACAGGCGCGCTGGCCAGTGTTAAAGACCCCAGTACCTGGGGCAGCTTCGATGAAGCGGTTGCGTCAGGCATGCGCCACATAGGATTTGTGTTCACAGCGGCTGACCCTTATTGCGGCATCGATATTGACGACAAGGTCGAAGACCCGGCCAACGAAGCGGAATATAAGAACCAGCAATTTATTTTGCACAAATACGAGTCGTACACCGAGCGCAGCGTGGGTGATCGATGGACCGACGAACAAGGACGCGAGCGCGGCGGTTACCACATCATTATTCGCGGCAAGGTCGATTACGGCAGGGACTTTGCGCATGTGGGCGTGTACAGCACCGGCCGATTTTTCACTTTTACCGGCGACGTCGTCAGGCAAGCGCCCATTATCGACTATCAGGATTTATTGAATCAAATGGTCGCCGGTATGCCGGCGCACACTGAGCTGCCAGGACTTGAACAATTCGACAACGAGGTCAGCGACGCCGATATTCACGAGATGGCGCGCAACGCGGCCAACGGCGAAAAATACGATGCGCTATGCGCCTGCACCAGCTGCGTTGGCGAGCATCCGAATAAAATTCATGGCACGTACCGAAACCTGGGCTATGAATCACAAAGCCATGCCGACCTGGCGCTCTTGTCGATCATCGCTTTCTACACGCGCGACAACGCCCAGGTTCGCCGTATTTTTCGCTGCACCGGTCTAGGCAAGCGTGCCAAGGCGACACAAAACGACGTCTATCTCAATCGCTGCCTTCGTCGCATTCGTGCCGGCGAGCCGAGCCAAGCCGATTTGGATCAAATACGCGAAGACGCGGCGAAGTGGATCAATAAGCAGCTCGCTGTCGATGGCCACAGTACGGACCCGGCGACTAATGCTGCGTTGGCCCAGGACGCTGCCTATTTGCTGGCAATGGGTGCGGACCCTGGTCCCGTATTGTCAGTTATTGGGTTGTGCGGCTCATGTGGCGCCGTACTGACGGATGAAGAAAAGAAGTACTACGAAACCCAGTGTTCGCGCTGCGAAATGGCCACCGTGCAGGACGTTGACGAGCGTGTGCCCACGCCGCCACGCAAAGCGCCTGCACCGCCCGCGCCCAAGCCTAAAGCCCCGGCTGCCCCTGTGGCCAAGCCCAAGGCGCCCAGTGCGCCGCCTGCAGCGGCTGGCGTGCCGTTCGACCTGGTACCCCCTGGTCTTGTCGGTGAGGTGGCGCAGTACATCTATAGCAGCGCTGTGCGACCGGTGCGTGAGGTAGCGCTGACAGCAGCCATCGGATTCGTAGCAGGTATCGCCGGCCGTTGCTTCAACATCAGCAGTACCGGACTCAACCAGTACCTGTTGCTGGTAGCGCGTACGGGCACCGGCAAAGAAGACGGTCCCAAGGGTGTCGAGCGGCTACTCGCCGCGCTGCGCCCCCGTGTGCCCATGGTCGATGACTTCATTGGACCGGGTGCCTTTGCCAGCGGCCAGGCGTTGATTCGCGTACTCGATGGCAAGCCGTCCTTTGTGAGCATCTTGGGTGAATTTGGCAAGACCATGCGCCAGCTCAACGACCCGCGTGCGCCAGCACCAACCGTCATGTTGAAAAAGGTGTTGCTCGACCTGTACGCCAAGAGCGGTTGGAACAACGTACTGCGCAATACGGCCTACAGCGATCATGAGAAAAACACCAAGACGGTCTACGCACCCAATGTCAGCTTTTTCGGCGACACGACCCCTGAGGACTTTTACGACAACCTGAGTACCGGTGATATTTCGGACGGTCTCATACCGCGTCTGCATATTGTCGAGTACAAGGGCGGTCGTCCCAAGCGTAATAAGAACAATGGCCACCCACCAGACAATGCCTTGGCCAAGCGTCTTGAAGACCTGGTGGCGCAGTCGTTGACGATGCAGAACAACAATGCCAATTACCCGGTGCAGCTCGATGCGGGCGGCCTAGCGACGCTCGATGCGTTCGATATCGAATGCGACGAACGCATGAGCGACGACGCCAGCAATATTTCGCTGCAGCTGTGGAACCGTGCGCATTTGAAGGCACTCAAGCTGTCTGCGCTGCTGGCGGTAGGCGTTAACCCGGACGCCCCTGTGATTACCCAGGACCTGGCCGATTGGGCGATTGCGTTTACGGTACGCGCCACCAAGAGCATCTTGCAGCGCTTCGATGCGAACGATGTGGGCAGTGGCGACGGCCGTTTAATTGCCGAAGTCAAACGCATGACCATCGAATATTTCGCGCTGCGCGACAACCAGCTGAAAAATTACCGCGCCAGCTCGCTGCTGCAAAAAGCCGGCGTGTTGCCCTACGCCTATTATTTGATGCGCTCGTCACGCCTGGCAGCATTTGCCAATGATCGACGCGGCTCGACGAAGGCGTTACGCGAAACACTCGACGTGTTGCTGCAGTCGGACCAATTATTCCAGCTGCCAAAAATACAGGCCCAGGACAAATTTCAGACCACCCAGGCGCTGTTTTATATGGGTCGCGGCTGGGCATTGCAGGACTAATTTTGTAAGTCATTGATTTTACAGTGTTAACCTTGTTAACCGCGTGATAACCTCGTAAGTCGTTGATTTCGTTACAAAAAGCGTCTGTTAACCTGTTAACCGCCAAATACACATAAGTACCCCCACCCTCGCGCGGCCGAAATCACTACCCACACACGAACAGAGTTTAGCTATCGAAGATAACAGTTAACAGGTTAACAAACTATATATTTATTATATAAATCATACACTTACCTTGTTAACCACTACTACAAACTTCTCTTCCACTTTCAGCACGAATGGCATAAGAATGCGGGTTGTGGGAGGTTATCAACTTTTGAGGGGTCAAAAATAATGGCTTTGGACCATTCACCGCAGGCACGCGGTAAGCGCAGTCGAAACAAAGGTAAGTTGGGTGAGCGCGAAATTATCGACATGTTGCAACCGATCGTTGATGACGTGTACGACGCGCATGGTATCGACGCACCACGCTTGCAGCGCAACCTGCTGCAGTCGGACAAAGGCGGTTGCGATGTGTTCGGTCTTGAATGGATTGCACCCGAAGTCAAACGCGCTGAAACGCTGGCGTTGGCAAAGTGGTGGACGCAGACCGTCGAGCAAGCCGGTTCGACCAAGATACCGGTGCTGTTCTATCGGCCGAGCCGAAGTGCATGGCAGGTACGCATGGTTGTGACGCTGTGCCCAGGCTGTACTACAGTAGCCACTGTGGGCATCGACGACTTCTTGGTGTGGTTTCGTATGCGCTTAGCGCAGGAGGTTTCGCATGGGCAAACGACTGGGTGATATTCACGCGTGGCGTACGCCATATAATTCGCATCGTGACATTCGGCGACCACCGTTGCACCAGCACAAACGCAAGCCCGGCAAGACGACCAAGATCGCTTACAACTGCATTGGCGGACCCTTCGACAAGCAACGTGTGTGGCTCAGCCAGTGTGTCGTGAAAGACGTAGCTGTCACCACGGTGTTCAAGCTCAAGCAGTGGTATGGCCACTATGTGTACGTCGGCAATCGTACAATCACCTGGCAACCTGATTTTCGATGGCAGAAAGAGGACCGCAACGATGTGCAATTGTGCGCAACGACGTAAATGGATTAAAGACCAATTGACCGGCATGTGGCATTTGGTCACTCAATCAAACGGGGTAAAAAATCATGTGGTTTCCGAGAATGCTACCGCCGCAAAAGAGCACAGCCGATCAGATCGTGCAGCCGCTACTGACGACGCTGCAGCAAGTGCACGATCAGGCGAAGGTTGAACAGCAACGTACGCAGCAGCACATCGAATTGATGGCTGCCATGGCAGCACAGACCGCTGCCATGCAGGCGTTGGCTGACAGCAACAAGGAAATAGCCGGTGTGCTGATGCAGCTCATTGTGACGCCTGATGACGACGAGCCCGATGACGTCGATAGGTCGCAAGGGATGGGTGACAGCAAAGGCGGCTATTTGAAGCCTGATGCGACTAAGTCTGAGCCTGTGCCTCTGAGCAAGCAAACAATAAACCAAATGCAGTCAGTTCAAGATAATTTCAATCAACTGCAAAAATCGGTGCAGACGTTTGCTACTGCCTTTCTGCAGAAAAGAACCGACGACATGATGCGCAACTTGCTTTAGCCATGCCCAAGAAACCGAACCAGTTTCGTATCGCGGCACCCAGTGGCCGCAAGCCCTACGAGCGTGTGCAACCGGCACGTACCGTGACAGGGCATGCAGCCATGGACCGTGCACGACGCATCAAGACACGTGACAACTTCACCTGTTATATGTGCGGTCGTATCACCGATGAACTCGAAGTCGATCACATACAACCGATCGCACAAGGCGGTAGTGAGAACGACGACAACCTGGCATCGATATGCAAGAAGCCATGTCACCGCATCAAGAGCTACTACGAAAGCCGTGGCCTTAGCTTTAAAGGTAACCCCGCACCGTTTTGGCTCGACCTGCATGCATGCCATGTGGTGGTGGTTGCAGGTCCACCGTGTGCAGGCAAGACGACATGGACTCAGCAGTATGCTGATGCTTTGGTCATTGATTGTGATGACATAGCCATCGATGCATTCGGTAAGGAATTATGTGAATGCAACGGACAAGAGATCAGCTACGTACTGCAGCAGCGCAATGAATTATTAGAAGCCGTGCAGGCAGGCAATAATTCCAAACATGTCCTATTAATTGCCACCTGTCCAACCCCATGGCATCGTTCCTTCTGGCAGCAACGTGGTTGCACAGTACATGTGGTCAACACACCCAGGCATGTATGCATCGAGCGATTAAATGAGAGGAATTATTGTGTAGAAATAAAAAATAAATTAATTAATGTCATCCAAAAATGGCACTAATTTTTAATTAATCGAGTCTGGCGGGGGTAGAAAAATGTTGTAGAGAAAATTTCTTAAACAA